TCGAAGCGACTGGCTTCGTTTTTGGCAAAAAAACGGTCGTTTTGACCCCGTGTTTTCCCGAGTCACGAAGCACTCGCTTCGAGACCCCGTAATTTCCCGAGTCAAATCGACCGAAAATCGAAGCGACTGGCTTCGATTTTGAAGCCACTGGCTTCGAAGCCAGTTGCTTCGCGCACGATTCGTTCCACTTTCACTGTTGCTGACTACAAAAATGAACTCTAAAGTTCATTTTCGTCTGCCGCTAGTACCCCATCGAAAGAGTAATCGTTTGGTTGCCCGCCAGATACTCGTAGAGCTGTTCCGTCATTTGAGAGACGTATTTTTCGATTCTCTCAGTCGACTTTTCAATCTTCTTCTCCGGCGGCATTGTTTCCTGCCCCCGGTCGTAGATTTTAGACTGAATCGCAAACGCCTCGCTCGAGCCTGCGGCGATAGCCTTGGCGCCTGACACCGCCTGCCGCTGTTCTTTTTCCACTTCTGAACGCTCCTCCAGGCGTTTTTTGTACTCCTCCTCCTCGGCGGTGGCTTGCTCCTCGAGCTGTTTTTTCAGGGCGTCGCCTTCCTGCGTTACGTAATCGCGGAGTTGTTTGTCTTCCTCTTTCGCCATTGTCTGCTGGAGTCCGAAGAGTTCTTTTTCGGTACTCCAACGATTCTGGAGAGCCTGGTCGTATTCGGTATTGTATTCCGATTCGAGTTCGCCGTAGCGAGATTCTAGCCGCTCCCGCTCAGCAATTTCCGCCTCGGTCGCGTTGCCGCCCTCTTCCTTTGCGGTTAGTTCGCTTATGCGCCCAGTAAGTCCTTGCATCTCCTCCTGCGTAGTTCTGAGCCGCTCCTGCGACGCGTTCCAGTCCGCCTCCCCTTTCCCTGCGATGAGGTCGTATTTCTGGGCGGAGGCGTTGTATGCGCCCCACGGGTCGCGTTCGTTTATATTGGCGTCAATCATGGAGAGCTGTCGCTGATGCATCTCGTTTGCGTACGCGTCGTCGCGTTGCCGCTGGAGCTGTTGGCGTTCTCGCTCGCGCCTTTCATTTTCCTCCTTTCTTGTGCGGTCAGCTTCCTCTTGGTTGTTCTGCTCGTCCTCAATCTGTCGATTCAGGTTGTCGCGGTTCCCCTCAGCCGAGAGGAGTTGGTCGGCTTGGCTTTGCACCTTCGACCGCTCTTCTTGCGCCTCCCCTAGCCGCTCGGCGTCCGCCTTCTGCTGGTTGTTAATAAGGTCAATGAGCGCGGTTGCCGACGCGTCGGCGCTGTCGTACGTTAGCGAATCGGTCTGGAATCCTTGCGCTTGCAAGTTCGAGCGGATGTTTTCCCACGCGTCTTTCATTGCGGTATTACGCAGTTCGTTGAGCTTTGTCGCCCGTGCTTCTTTCTCTTCCTCGGAAAGTTTAGCAACCTCATCTTCGGAGAGGTCGTCCACTTTAAGTTCGCCGACGTCGAAGTCGCCGTTCGCCATGTCGTAGAGGTCGGCGATTTGTTTGGCGACGTCTTGGTTATTCTGCCGCGCGTAAATTCCTCTGATTTCCGCGTCCAGGTTATCCGCCCGGGTCTGCGCCTCTTGCGCCTTGGCAATCTGACGTTCTTCATAGTCCCGTTGTGCGCTCAACGCGGTTATCCGCTCCTGACTCGTTTTCGCGTTCGAGAACGCGGTCTCTAAATCATGGCGTTCTCTATCGTCCGCACGCTGAGCCGCCTCCTCCTCGCGCGCCAGCCGGTCTTGTTCCGCCGCCTTCGACGACGCCCTAATCGCATCGCCCAGCTTTTCAAACTCAATCTTCTGGTTTGCCAACGACTCCGTGAGACTGTCGGCGTACGCGGAAAGGTCGCCGCTCGTCTCTTGGATTTCCCCAAGTTTGCTATTGAGGTCGTTGAGACCGTTAATGTGTTTTGTTTTAACGTTCCCGTCCTTGTCGGTTTCAGTTACGTCCCGCCCCTCGTATAGATCACGTTCCTTTTTGGAATAATCAGCCTCGATTTGTTTCTGCTGTTGTCTGAGGCTTTTTTCTAGCGCGCCGCCGTTTGCAGTCAACTCCGACGCGGTGTGCCCCTGCCAGAGTTTGGCAATTGCATCCTGCCGCTCCTTAGCGTTGTTAGCAAGCGCATCTTTAATTCCAGTTAGCTCCTCTTCGACAGCGGCGCGCTCGTCAATTTTCTCCTGGATTTTATCCCGCGTCTCATTCATTTCATTCTGCGTCTTGCCCAGCTCACGCCCAGTGCGCGCATACTTTGTCTGGTCGGTGTCTTTCGCCTCCGCCGCCGCGAGGTCGGCGCGCAGTTGCGCTTTTTTAGCGCGTTCCGCGTCGCCCAGAATCTTCTTTTCGGTCTCGCGCAGTTTCGACTCTACGTCCAGAATCTGCTGGCGCTTCTTATTAAGCTCCTCCATCTGTTTGTTGAGCTTGTACGCCCGTTGCGCTTCCGTCTCGTCCCCCAGTAGTTTTTTAAAGATACCGCCGACGAGTGGGAGCGACGTTAAGTAACGCTTCATTAGTTGAGCATAACCAAGGAAGCCTTGCACAACCAAATCGCCCGCCCAGGAGCCTAGCTTCATTATTGCGTTGCCAGCCGCCTCAAAGCCCGCCTTGAGAAGTTCGGGAATCCTAGCTGTGAACTCAGAGATTTTCGAGCCGACTTTATCGTAGATTACTTCCATCCACTTCGGCGCGTCTTTGAAAACTTCTAGCGCAGTAATAGCCGCCGAAACCCACCCGGCGAAGGGTATGAAAAAGCCCGCGAATCGACCTAGCAGACCCACGACCTTGCCAATTACTGCAGACTTGCCTAAAAAGCCGACGAGCTTGCCTACGAACGGTAGCATAAAGGCGAGCTTCCCGACGACCTTTCCAATCGTGCCAGCCACTTTCATAAAAATACCGTTCACTGGCTTGAAAACGCCAAGGAACTTTGAAACGCCGGAGGCGGCTTGCCCTAGTACGCCCGCGCCCGCCGCGCCAACAGCCGCCTTACCGACCACGCCCGTCGCCGCACGCCCGAGGACTCCGCGCGCCGCCGCGCCGCCAAGACTGCGCGATGCATACCCGGATAAAACCGCCTGCTTCGTTGTCGTCCCCAACGCCGCGCGCCCGACCGTCGCCGCGCCCTTCCCGCCTGGCATGGGCGCGTACATCGCCGCGTCCAGGAGCGCGCTCCCACCCTTGCCCTTCGCGTGATGGACGCCGCCTGTCATTGACGAGGTTAGATTCGCCGTCGACTGGCTATTGAGCGCGGCGTTCTCCGCGCCGATTGCCGCCGCGTTGCGCATTCGCGCGGACGCTTCAATATTCTTAGCGGTCGCGACCGCGCTCGACGCAGTTGAGTTCGCGCCCTCCGCCGCTGTGTTTGCCGAAGTCGCCGTTGTGTCCTGCTTCATTGCCGTGAACTTTTTAACGAACGCCGCCGTGAGTCCGCCAAAAGAATACTTCGCGAGCGCAATCGCAGGCACGAGCCCCATGACGCCGCCTACAACCGCGCCAGTTGCAACAACTGCCGTCTTAGCCGACGGCGAGAGTTTCTCTAGCCATTGAACGCCTTTCGACAGGCTGGAAATTATAACGGTCGCGGTGGGAACAATCGCGTCGCCTAACTCTCCGCTCAGGTCTGCTACAGTCGCGCGGAATTTGCGCAGTTTGTTATTGTAGTTGTCCGATTCCCGCGCTACCTGCCCGTGAGCCGCCGCCGTTTGCTCCATAATAAGAGAATAGCGCGCGTGCATCTGCGCCGCACGCTTACTGGCGAACGTCAGCCCTTCAAGTTTCTCCGTCGCCATGCGCTCTTTAACGATGTCTTCGTTTAAGACAATCCCGAGTTTTTTAAGCGGCATGTACGTTCCCATAAGCCCGGTTGAGAGAGCCGCCGCAACGCTGGCAACGCCCCCTTCCGCATTCGTAAAGGCTTCTAGGTCGCCTGCTAGCTTCTGCAACTCAAACGTCATGTCGAGCGACTGCCGCATATCGGCGCCACTCTTGTGAAACTGGTCGACCATTGTCGAGAGAGCTTGTTGCGCGTCGGCGGTGTTCGCGTTGAAATTCGCGCGCAACTCGTCGACCATGTTTTGTGCTTCTTTTGCATATCGCCCGAGGACTTGCTCAAATTTGCCGAGAGCTTCCTGCCCATATGCGGCGTCGGCAAGGAGTTTTTTACCCATGCCGAGCCCGACGAGCCCTGTGCCCATCTGGAGCAGTCGATTCTTCAAGTCGAGCGCCTTGCCGCCGAGCTGGTCGGTCGCCGCGCCGAACTTCTGCAACTCGCTGGTTGCCGCTCGCGAGTCCACCTTTAACGCTAATGTCGAAACTGCGTCTGCCATAGTGCTGGTTCCTTATATAAAAAGAAACGCCCTGGGAGCGGGCGTTTGCGGATTATGATTTAACAACAAGACGGCTATTCCGACCAGTCGTAACAGTCGTCGCGCGAGCAAAAGGCGGAGCGGACGAGTACAAACTCGGCGCGCTCGCGTTCAACGCCCTCCGGATACTTTGTGTGGTAATTCGCGCCATCATGTCGTCCCTCCGCTCCCGGAAGTATCGCCGCGAGCCGCACGGGGTTCCGGCACTCTATCTCCGTGCATTTAACGCCTGGGCAATTGCACCAGATTCGCCCGGTGTCGGTTGCATACTTACATTGTTTCATTGCGTTCGCGCCACCCATGCGCTCTCAATTGACAATTCATAGCCGTAATAATACGTAGCCGAGGTTAGATAGTCGTCCTCGTCAAAAGTCGAAGCCGACTGCCTAGCCCACTGAAAGTCGCCGTTATAGAATTCCGTACCTGCCGGAACGGTCAGGAGGTATTGCCCGCCCCGGTCGGTAAAAGGTAACTCAAAAGGTGCAGTAAGTGAAATTCCAAAACAACTCCGCTGTAGGTTGAGTCGCCATAAGGGCGTGCCAAGCGCGGGAACGGAACGTGGAACAGGCGCCGCCTGCATATCGTCTAATGTGCTAAACGCGACCCATAGCTCCGGATTGTCTTCCCCATCCTCCACCTGAAGTCCGTTTTTAAACTGGTCGCCTATCCCAAGCCAGGAACGCGACCAGGCAGGGAACGGCGCGGTGGCGGCATATGTAGGTGTGATTCCGCTCAGGACAGGAGTAAATCCCTCGTCTACGTCGCCTTGGAGCGTAAAATCGTAAACGACCTTGAGAATATAAAAACCCCTGCCGTTAAACCTTAACCCGCCGCCACAACAACCGCAACTGCCAATGTTAATCGTAGCCATTTATTTGCTACCTTTCTCCTTTATTTCCGTTACAGCCTCTCCCATCTCAGGCGTGAAGCCTGTTATGACTTCCAATGTTTCGCCACCTTCTACTCCGGTAACAAACGACGCCTCGGTCGGCGACACTGAAGCAACCCCAGGGGTCTTTGTCGGGGTAATCTCCGTAATTGCCTCCGCATCGCTTGTTTCAAATGTAGTTACAATATCCGTATCCTCCGGTTTGCAGGACTTAATTACCTCGACGTCCGACGGCTCCAGCTTTTCGATAAAGTCCCCATCTTCCGTTTCAAGACTTATGATTGCTTTGCCTGGCACCGGTTCAGCCGAAACAACGACCTCCGCATCTGCAGTTGAGCCAGATTTTATTATATCCGTCTCCCCTACGTCTAGCGTTACAATCGCCTTCGCTGTGTTATTGGGAGTTACTGAAGTGACAGCATCCTTACGGGGAACCTCTTTGACAACTTTGACTACCTCTGTCGCTACGGATAATCCTATATAATCCGTTATGACCTTAATCTCGCCGTCTTCACAGGTAACGCCCGTAACAATCTGAAAACCGCCCTCTGCCGCCGAGGAACTAACAAGCCTTACACTTGTAACAATCGTCTTCGGTTCGGTCTCCACGTCTTGCACGAATAATTCTGTCGGAGCTTTGAACTCCGTTATGCAATCAGCGGTCTCTTTCGCTTCAACGCGGTCGACCGCTTTGCCTGGCTCGAATATATCCTGCAGTTTCTTTGACTCAACGTTCACCTTAACGATAACGTCGCCTTCGGTCGGCTTAACCTTTGTTATCGCTTTAGCTGGCGTCCCTTCCACCTTTTCTAAAACCTTTGTCGTCTCCTCCCCCAGGGAAATCAGCGCCTTTCCAGTTTGGGGTTTCACCTCCGTTAGAAACTTGACTTTGGTCGGTTCAAGCGCGGAGACAAACTCCGCCGTTTCAGCCTCAATGGACGCAACGCCGCTAGCGGTTTTCGTGCCTGGAACCAGTATTGTCGTCTTGGTCGGCTCGCCCAGGGATTTGACGAACTTCCCCTTCTTAATATCCTGCTCTTTCGTGCGAATCCCGACAATAATCGGGTCATAACTGTGCCCACACCAGCCTGCGTCGAAAAATTCTATCCCTCTTCCTGGTTCCACGTGGCAACTATTTACAAAGGGATGAGTATTGGTAGTAACGGTGTCAGGGTCGTCGCTAGTAGAATGTTTAATATTCCCGCCCCACCACACGCCGCTGTGTATCCCCTCCTCGTCTCGCCAGAGCGGCTCGACCACTTCGCCGATTCCGCCGCCGCCGATGAGTTCATATCGCCCGTTAACGAGCGCGGCGTGAACTATCCCATAAGGCAAGTCAGGCGCTTCCGCCTTCTCGTGTTCAGACTCGTCGCCCTCGCCACCGTAGTCTGGGTCAAGCTCGCCGCCACCGTAGTCCGGGTCAAGCTCGCCGCCCTCGTCGCCGTAGTCGCTGGGCTCCTCGCCGCCAGACGCCTGAGACGCTGTGTACGTCACCGTTGGCGCGAATAAATAAAGGTCGCCGCTTTCAGCCACGCCCTGCGCCGTTATAATGTGCCCCGTTGTGTAATACTCCTTGTATTCATTTGCCGCCCACCTGCCAGTAATCTTAAAAAGGACGACAACGGGTTCCTGGCTATCCGGCGCGCGCCTCACCCTCTGCGTTGTCTTGTTCGTGAGCTTTTTGCCGGAGTCTACAATTGCGCGCGCCAGGTCTTTTGGTAATACTATCTTTGCCATGTTTTAATTATCCAAAGTTCCATTTAATTGGCGCGCGTTCCGGGAACGCTAACTCATAAAAAGAAATTGGTCGATACAACGAGCCAACCCGATACGTCATCGCCATGCGCCCGTCAGAGCCGATCCCCATTACGCCCGTCCCATCCGCGTCTAGCGCAACCGGCTCTGTAACTGCTTCGCCATTCACTCCACCCGCCATGCGATAGTCTCCGTACGTTCCCCACTGGGGGTCGCCCGTTTCAGGGTCGCTCCAGTTCCAAATACGCTGAATAACTCCGTTACGGTTTACGTGGGTGCCGACGTTTAAAAAACGCTGATTCCATGTGCGCGGATTTATGGTGAAGGACGCGTCGATACGATAGTAGTAATAGGTGACGTCTGTCGCCACGTTGTCTATAATACCAGTTTTTTGCAATTCGCAGTATTCTGCGGAGAGCGATTCAATCTTAAGTGTGCGCGGAGCAAAGCGCATACCACACATCAGTATCGAATCACAATTAATCGTTCCCGGGGTTGTCCAGAACCAGTCTTGAAAATTGGCAAATGTTACAGCAGAAACACAATATGAATACGACATCTGTGTTGTCGTAAAGGTCGCGTTCCCCTCAAGCATAACGCCCGCTGTGTTAATAAACGCCTTCGGGAGGTCGTCATTTCCACTGTACCATATGTCGTCCCAGACCTCGGTGTTGCCGTTGCCTGTATCTGCGTCAACGCCAGGTAAATAATATTCACCTGGATAAAAAACACTCGTTGATTCTTCGTTTACAGCGCTCGACATCCGAAAATTAAAAGGCGGTAAAGCCCAAGGGTCTGCGGTATGTTGTTCTACGTCCGTCAGCCAGCGGAGCTTTAGTGTAACTTCAAGCTGTATTCTTCCACCGGGCATCGGCGACCTTTTTGAAATAGAACAGGAATCAACAACAAAATAAATACCTTTGTCGTCGTATGTGTTGGGCTCGTAAATCAACGTGTTCTTCTTGGGGCACCAACCTAAAAAGCGATTAAACTCATTGATTGATTCCAGCTCGTAAACGTACAAATACGTCTTCTCATAGTTGTCGTTCGCCTCTGCGTCCTTGAGCATCCTATACTTCAGCCGGTCATTTACCCACTCCCGCATTTGAAAATTCATGAACGCCCTCCTAACTATTGCGATTCTGCTTAACCGGGTCGTCGACGACCGTGAGGTAGGAGTAGAACACCACCGGGTTGCCCGCTGTCGGTACGACGCGCACCCGGATTCGATAGTGCCCCAGCTCTGCGAAGAGCGGGTACTGCGTTATGTCTGGGGTAAGGACGAAATTAAAGCCTTTCTCGTCGCGCGTCCACCGCTCGTTCAATTCAAGCTCGGACATAAGGCACGAGAGGTCGACCGCCACCTCCTCATGCCCGACCACCGGCGTCCAGTTTACGGTGAACACACCGGTTGTGCGTCGTTCGCACGTGTAGGTTATAGACGTAATGTTGTCGCCACGATTCAGTAACAAAGTGTCCGGATAGAACGCGTCGAAAACGCGCGCTAAGATGGTTATTGCCTGTCCCGCTCTTACCTGATTATCTTCATCCACGCCAATCACCTCGAATAAACAGTCCCAGTTTCGCTCCGGCTCGTTTGCACCGCAAACGTCTGTAATGACGTTGTAATGTCGCGCTTCCCACCATCGCGCCCCGAGCGTAGTAAAAGTAACCGCGTCGCAGTAGTCGGAATTATCATACGTAATCCCGTCCCCTTTCGCGCACACGGCGGCTTCGTATTCCGTACCGGGGTCGAGATTCTCCAAAGTAAAGTGAACGGTTCCGTAGTCCGGTAGCGTTTTAAACGCAATCACGTCGGACTCGTCGGAGTCCTCGAACTCCACGTCGTCCCCGCGCGCTACGACGACCGCCTCGTAGTCCGTATCGGGACTAAGCGCGGTTATCGTTGCGGAAACTACGCTCCCGTCGCCGGGCGCGTCCAGGGTCGTGAACGTTACCGTCTCGCCGTATTCGGAATCGCCGTACGTCGTATAGTCGCCGCGTCCCGCAATGCGCAGTTCGTAGTCCGTGCCGCCGCTGAGCCCGTCGATGGTCTGACTTACTTCCCCCAACTCTGACACGTCGGTCGTAAAGGTCGCCGTAACGGAAAACTCGGAGTCGCCGTAGACGCTCCCGTCCCCCGCCGCCGCCGTTCGCGCTTCGTACGACGTATTGGGTAATAGCGAGTCGATTGTTTTATCCATTTTTATGACGACCTTCTTAAAGTTGCTTCTTTACCTATCACGGGCGGCTCCGCCCACCCACACTCGTTCATGTTGCAGAGCCGCCCGCTTTTTATTCCCTTATTTCGTCAACGCGCGCGCGTTTTATTCCCTACGCCCGCGCCGACAAAATAAGCCGCGCCGTCGACGCTAGTTCACTTCCGTCCACTCGCCGTCCGAGCCTGCGACGCGGTATTCCAGCTTGTAGCCAGACGCGTTCGCAACTTCCGACCAAGTAACCTTCGCGCTCGTCGACGTAATCTCGGAAACAACGATAGACGCCGGGGTCGCCAGCGTAATGAGCGTTACTTCCGATTGCGACGCCGAGTACGCGGAATCGACGTAATCCTGAATATTCGACGTCGACTTGACCTTGAACTCGTAAGTAACGCCTTCCGCGAGACTACCGAGCGTATAGGTCGTACCTTCCGAAACGGGAACTTCGGTAAAGTCGCCCGCGCTTCCGCTGAGCTTGTACGCCACGGTATAGCCAGCCGCGTTCTCGATTGCGTCCCAAGTCGCGGTAATCGAGTTCGTCGTCTTGCTGAGCGTGAACGACGGAACGGCGAGCGTGATTTGGGTCGTTTCCGTTACTTCGGCGGAGTATTCCGAATCCTCGTAGACCGTCGGCGAGTTCGTGTACGCCTGGACTTTGAACGTGATTTGCACGCCCTCTTCCAGACCCGTTACCGCGTACGTGAGCGCGGTTCCTACGTCGATTGCTTCCCCGTACGCGCCGGAGCCCGTCTTGTAGGAAACCTTGTAGCCGTCCGCGTTCGCAATCGCCGCCCAAGCCGCGCTGACTTGGCTCGTCGTCGAGTCGACCGTAGGAGCGGGAGTCGCCAGCTTAATGAGAACGGTTTCCGAGACTGCGGTGCAGTACGCCGAATCCTCGTACACCGTGCCGTCGCCGACCGCCATGACCTTGAAGTCGTACGTCGCGCCCTGAGACAAATTCGGGAGCGTAAACGTCGTGCCGGAGACCGTTTGTTCCGTCCATTCCGTGCCGTTGCCCGTTACGTACGCAATCTTGTAGTTCGACGCGTGTTCGACCGCCGTCCACGTCGCCGTGATACTGTTCGTCGTCTTGCTAAGAGCCAGACCCGTCGGTACCGCGAGCGGAATCAAAGTCGTAAAGTTATCGACCGTCGAAGCCGCCGAGTCCGTGTAGGTCGTGCCGTCGCCCAACGCCGTGATTCGGTACTCGTACGACGTGCCGTTCGTCAAGCCCGATAAATTCCGAAAAATATCTGCCATGTTAGTTAATTCTCCATGAAGATGTTAAAACACAAATGTTGCGCCGCGCTGATAATCGCGGCTCTTTTGTTGCCAATTATTCTGTCGCTTCCAGCCACGCCGTCGCGCCCCGAACGCGATACTCCACTTTATAGCCCACCGCGTTAGCGACCGCATTCCACGAAATCCGCGCCCCCGTCGACGTAATATTCGATACCGCTAGACCAGTCGGGCGGTCGAGCGGTTGGATTGCAGGCTTCTCTACGGTTAGCACGCTAGACCATGCCGACTCACAATAAACCGTGGAACTAGAAACCGAACGACTCGCCGTATTATATGCGCGCGCTTTGAACTTTACTTGTGAAATGGTCGACGGAATACTTGCTAGCGTCCAAGACGTTCCTGTTGTATAAACGCCGGGCGCCATTTCTGTCCACGTTGCGCCGTTATCATAAGAGTAGGCAATTTGTGTTGCATAACTTCCCGACTTCGTAATCGTTAAAACAATCGTATCAAGCGTAGCCGATTTTTTAACAATCGTAGGAGCGGTTGTAATTAATCGACCTGTGTAGACGCTTAGTCGATAGGTCGTACCGCTTCCAATCGTCGAGTTTAGGTATTTTTTACCATCGCCAAGAGCCTGAACGCCGTAGTAATATCGCGTTTGCGCATTGGGAACGGGAACGACAGCCGTGTTTACGTCGCCAAACGACTCGTCCACTACAAACGACGTCGCGCTCGAAGACGTACCGCCAACAATTCGGTAGCCGCTTGCATTAGCAACCTTCGTCCATGAGAGCTGTACCCAATACGTCCCCTTATTAACAAACGACGGTTTAGCAACGGTTGCAAGGGTTACAGGCGTTCCACCCGTCTCGGCGGTTACAGGCTCGGAATAATCTGAGTCGTAGTAATTCGTCTCGTCGTCAGACGCGTTAATCCGAAATTGATATTCAGACCACTGAGTAAGACCTGTAATTGCGAACTCGCCAGTCGTACTTGTCGATCCAAGCGTCCAATAGGTTTCAGTTTTTAATTTATACTGAATCCCGTACTTGGTCGCGCCGGGAATAAGTTCCTTAACCCCTATCTTAACAGCGCTCGAACCTGTCGTTTGACTAACTAAGACAGCCGTCGGCGTTGGCAACGGCGTCATCGCGGCGCCTGTCGTCGCCGTTACAGCGTCCGACCAATCAGAATCGAGAATATACGCGCTAGAACCGTTAGCTTTAATTCGGAACTGGTAATTTGTATGTTCGTCTAGCTCTTTAACGACAAACTGATTGTCATAATTTAACGACAAATCGCTTGTTGTCCACTCGCTATCAGTAGACTTCTTATATTGCAACGTATAGCCCGCCGCGCTCGCTTCTATTTCTAACGGTTCAACAAAAACGCGCGCTCCAAGTATTTTAGCAATCACCGCAGTCGGCGTGTCAATTGGCGTTGGAACAAGATATACTTGAATTTCGCTAGACCAGTCAGAGTCCGCCCAGCCAGTCTGCGTAGTCGTTCGTTGAGCGGGAGTTTTATACGACCGCGCTTTTATATAGACCTGCGTAGCGCTATTATAATCAAACTCAGAAAGAACTATTTCTCCGCTATAATCGTCCGGCGTTCCTAAAACGTAATGTTCATTGTCGTTTACCGAGAGCGCAATTTGGGCGCCAAACGTAACGGATCCGTTATTAAATGGCGTTAGATTAACAACGACATTACCATTGTCGTCAATTCTGTTAAATTTAATCGTCGGCGGAGTAGGAATCTCTGACATTACAGAAATCGGACCGAGAGCAGACGAATACGCTGAGTCGGTGTAACCCGACTTAGCGAGCGTCTTGATTTTCCAATAGCTATTCGTGTTCCCCAAATTGCCATACGGAATTACCGCGCTCGTTTGTGAACCGTCTATATCAGTCGTTTCTAATGGCGTTGAAAAAGAAGTAGACGTGCCAGCTCCAATACGATAGCCGTCAGCATATTTAACGGCGTTCCAAGACAATTCAACCCAGTACGCGCCTTTGTTCACGTAAGATAAAGTTGGAGCGGCTAACACGCCAGGCTTTTCAAACGTAATCGGGGCAGAATAATCCGAGTCGTCGTAATCTTGCAGACCGTCCGACGCGCAGATTCGTATTTTATAATCCGCGAGCGTATTGGACAACCCAGTAACCTTTATCGTTCCGTCTGCCGCAGTTGACGCAGAGCTAGTAGCCCATGAGCTAGCAGTCGACTGTTTGTACTGCAAGTAATATTTCGTCGCGCCGCTAATAAGAGTCTTCGGTTTAGCTGTAATTGACGTATTTGTTGTCGCAACTAACTCCACTTCCGGAGTCGCGAGCTTCTGTGAAGGCGCAGGCGTCGTTACATATTGAGTTAAGGATCTCGTTGTGGCATAGCCGTCTGCCGTTGGCGTAGAAGACGGCGTAGGCGCGACTGCTAGAACGAAAACCGAATGCTTCGCTTTAGCGGCAACGTCTGTAAGCGTCGTAGAGGTCGACGTCAATCCACGAGCTTTTACCTCCTCGTCCAAACAAACGATATAAGACGAAACGTTCGCAACACTCGTCCAAGAGACATCAATTGTATGCGGAGTTACTCCGCTAAGAGTAACCGTCGGCGCGTCGAGCGGCGTTAGAGTTCTAACTTGGAATATACTAGACCAAGCAGACGTAGCATAATCGCCGCTTCCAACTGCGCGAGCGCGGAAATAATACAGAGTATTGTTAGAGAGCGATGAAAAGGTCGTTGTGGTAGTCGACGTCGTAGTTGTGTTCGTCGTGTAAACAGTCCCGCCCCCGCTACTCACACGCTGAATCTCATAGCTACTAGCGTTTGAGACTTCCGTGCGAGTTAAGGTAACGCTCATAGCCGTACGACTATCCATCGAGAGAGTCGGCGCAGCTAACGTTGTTTGCGTTTTAGCTGAAACTACACTGGAATATGCGGAATCTGAATAATCAGTCCCGTCGCCAACGGCTTTAATTTTAAAGTAATAGGTTGTGCCTTCAGAGAGTCCAGTAAATGACGTCGTTTTTTCCGTGGCGGTATTAGTTGCGTAGGTTGTAGAGCCCGCGCTATCACAACGAACAATTTCGTAGCTAGACGCATTTTCTACGGCTGTCCATGACAGCGCTATTGAAGTCGCCTCCCGTGATGATACGCTAAATCCAGTTGGAGTAGCTAATTGTTCCGCCATTTATTAATCCCTTTATCTATTTCACACTACAAGAATCGCACAACCAAGCGAACGACGGTCGCCCTACCAACGACCGCCGTTCGTCTTTTTTATTTCACCCTATCCCTCGACTTCCTGCGTATTCCATGTAGTCGCGCCGGACTTGCGCCATTTCACGATATAGCCGGACGCGTGGGTAACGGCGTTCCAGGAGAGCGTCGATTCGGTCATGGTTATATCGGAGACGCTGAGTCCTTCCGGGGTTGCGAGCTTAACGAGCGTCGTAGTAGACGCGGTGGGCGAGTATTCGCCGTTTTCGTAGGCTTCGTTCGTCGTTACGGCTTTAACCTTAAAGGTGTAGGACGCGCCTTGCGCGAGCGGCGAGAGCGTGTAGCTGGTCGTCGTTGCGTTGACCTCCGTAAAGTTCGTGTCGGTCGACTTTTTATACGCGACGACGTAGGAGTCGGCGGCGGAGACGGCGTTCCACGTTGCGGTAATCGAGTCTTCGGTCTTAGTGAGCGTCGGCGCGGCGGGCGTGCCGAGTTTCGTATCGGTCGTAAAGACGAGCGTTGCGGCGGCGGAGTTCACATAATCGTCGGAGCCGGATTTAGCAATAAGCGAAACGGTGTATTCGTGCGTCGCGGTTAGACCCGTGAGCGATTCGCTGGTCGACGATACTTCTTTTCCGTTGTAGCCGGTAATCGCGCCGTTCGTATCGCTGATAGTAAGCAGGTACGTCGACGCGTTCGCGACGGCGTTCCAGGAAAGCGTCGCGGTCGTGGAGAGAACGTCGGTCGCTTTGAGCCCGGTCGGAGTCGCAAGAGTAATCTTGGTCGTGCCGGTAATCGTATCAGAGTCGGCGGAGCTTGCGTAGTTGCCGGAGCCGATCGCTTTCACGTAGAACGTGTACGTAACGCCTTCGCTAAGACTAGAGAGCGTGTAAGTCGGCTGAGTCGACGTCTTTTTCGTATAGGAGCCCGTGCCAGTCTTGTAGTAAATTTCGTAAGACGACGCGTTTGTAACTTTCGACCACGTGAGCGTGAGCGAGTTGGTCGTGCTTGCAACGGCGAGCCCGGTCGGCTTTGCGAGTTGCGTCTTGACCGTAACGTTCGTCGCGGTCGAGTTCGCGGAATCTGCATAGTCGCCCGAACCGAGAGCTTGAACGTAGATGTTGTACACGTCGCCGCTCGTCAATCCGGATTTAGTCCACGTCGTGCCGGTACTGACCGTATCGCTTGAATACGTCGAAGCGGTCGACTTCTTATAGTAGACCTTATAGCCCGCCGCGTGAGTAACCGCCGCCCAAGTTGCGGTAATGGAGGACGTCGTAGAAGAGTACGTCGGCGCGGGCGTGCCAAGTTGAGTTTGAACGACGACCGTCGAGACCGTCGAGTATTCGGAATCGGCGTACGCACTATTAGTCGACGTCGCCTTAACGCGCACGTCGTAGGACGCGCCGGACGTTAGATTGTCGATTGTCTTCGACGTGCCCGTCGTCGTTACCGTCGTCCACGACGAAGCGGTCGACAGCTTGTACTCCACGATATAAGACGTTGCGCCCGTAATCGCCGACCAAGACGGGGTAATCGAAGTCGTCGTTCCCGACGTCGAGACGACCGGGGTTGCAAGTTGCGTCTGAGTCGACCAGGATTTAGATTCCGACGCGTCTGAGTTCGCGTACGTCGAGCCGTTGCCCTTTGCGATAACCTGAAATTCGTACGACGCGCCCTGTTCGAGATTCGTTAGATTCAAAGATACTGCCATGATTCGTTAGTTCCCTGCTTTGTCTAATATGAAATATGATAGCGCGTCGTGTCCGCGCCGCTATTCTTGTTACTTTACGCTTCCACGTCTTGACTATTCCACGCGCTCGCGCCCGATTTACGCCATTGCACTGTGTAGCCGGTCGCGTTCGCCACTTCGTCCCAATTGAGCGTCGACGTGGTTGTTCCAATATTCGAGACGTTTAAGCCCGTCGGCGCGGGTAGCTTCGTTATGTTGTTGGTTGTGAACGTTCCAACTTCGCCCCACGTCGTTGTGAAAGTCGAGCCGTTCCCAATGGCGCCGACTTGATACTCGTACGTCGCCCCTTCCGTTAGCCCCGTGAGTTCCCGTTGCGTTCCCGTGAGTCCGGTCGCGTTGTTCCACGTCGTCTCGCCCGCTAGCCGATAGCCCGCCGTGTAGCTTGTTCTATTAGGAACCGCGCCCCACGTTAGCTTTGCACTCGTCTGCGTTATGTCGACGACTTCGACGACCGGCGCGGCTAGATGCGCCGTTACCGTCGTATTCTTAACGGTCGACCATTCAGACGGCGCATAATCGTCGTTAGACGATTTAGCGCGCGCGCGACAGTAGTAGCGCGCCCCTTCTGTGAGTCCGGTAAAGTAGCCGGACATTGGATAGCCGCTCGTTACCGTCGAGCTATTGCGCGTTTGCAGAATCGTGTCGAATGTCGACGTTTCAGAAAGTTGATATTCGTAAGTCGTCGCGTTTGCAATTGTAGCCGCGAGTCGAAATTGGAGCGTCGAGTATTTGGAATCGTTGCTCGCGCGCGGATACGCGCTAATTGTCGGAGTCGCTAGTTGCGTCTGAGTGAGTACGTCCAGACTAGGGGATGTGTAATCAGAATCAAGATAATCGTCCCCGTCGCCGACCGCTTTGACCTTAAAAGAATATGTCGTGCCCGGCGTGAGACCGGTAAATTCACAGCTATTCGTCGTCGGCGTGAGCGTCGTGTCCGTTCCATTGAGCGTACAGACCGCCTCGTACCCGCTCGCGTTAGAGACCGCGTTCCACGTTAAAGAGACGCTCGTCGTCGTGCGCGACGCGCAAGCTAAACCTGTCGGGACGTCGAGTTGCGTCGCCGGAGGGAGCGTTGTGAACGTTATCTCCACAGCCGTCTGCGTCGGAAGACAATTACTGTCATGGACTGCAAACGCGCGCGCTATGTACGTAGTCTCAGGCTCCAGATTTAAGAGAGAGAGCCAAGCCCAGCCGCTAAACCAGCCGGAATCATATACGCCCGCTTCCCAGTCGTAATCGCCGGAAGTTCCCGACGCCGTTGTCCCGTTCGTTATGTAGCCGTTGTTAATCTGCGTGTATTCAGAATCCGTCGATTTCTTTATGTAAAACTGAGTAAATTGCGCGCCCGCAGTTGTGAAATCAATAACGAACGTTACCCAGTCGCGCCCGATATAGTCGACTTGTATCCCTTCGTCGTCGTAGTCGCGGATTTTGAACGTCGAGTCTGTGAACGGGTCGCTTACATTCCCCTGATAATCGCAAGTCGTCGAGATTACAGACTCTGAGGAATCGGTATACAGCGGATTAGTCGGGTCGGCAAGCGCGGTAACGCCAATCCAATACCCCTGACCGTAGACAAACGGATAGCTTAACGTCGCCGTCATTTCGACAGAAACGGGTACTTCTGTCGACGCAACAGGAACGCCTGGATTAGCCATGTCATACGCGCAAACACGATATGCGCGCGCGCTTGTGTCAGGATGGTCGAAAGTTACCGTTACGCTATTCGCGCCGTAAACTACTTTGTCATGCGATACGGTAGGGCTCGCTAACGCTCGTGCCATAATAGAATCCTCGGTTATTTCTTATCATGTCTGCTATTCTGCTATTATTCCACGCGCGCCGTCGGTCGCAACGTGCGCCCTGAGCCGGACGAACTGCCGGAGCCAGATCCGGAGCCGCTTCCGGAATCCGAACCAGACCCCGATCCGCTACCGCCGCCGGAGCCGCTCTCACTTCCGCCGCCTGTTTCACTACCGCCGCTTCCGGACTCAGACCCGCCTTGTCCTTCGTCGGAGCCTGTACCGGAACCGGAACCAGAGCCGCCTTCTCCCGATCCAGACCCGCCGGAATCGTCGCCGCCCGGGTCGTCCGGGTCGTCTCCCGGCGGGATGGGCGGAGTAGGCGGGTCGGACGGGGAGTCGCCGGTATCGGAACCGGAGCCGGAGCCAGACCCTGAGCCCGAACCGCCTTGTTCGCCAGGATTGTCCGGCGTAGTAGAACCGCCTTCGCCCGATTCGCCGGAACCAGAGCCGCTCCCCGATTCACCGCCCGTATTGCCCCCGTCGCCTTCGCCGCTTCCCTGCTCGCCGGAGCCGCCGGAGCCGGAACCGCCTTCGCCGGAGCCTTCCCCTTGCTCGCTTCCAGACCCGCCCTGACCGCTCTCGCCGCCGCTCCCAGACGGCGCAGGGTCGAACTCGCCCGGTACGTACTCGCCGTCCGCGTTGTAGCCAGCCGAAACTAGCAATCTGCGAAGCGCGGCGTAGTCGTCGACCGCAAAGTTCAATAAATCCCCGCGTATGCGCTGAAAGTCGCGGAGCGCGTCCGTTACAACGTAGTCTGAACCTTTGTACGCGGGGAACCCCTCGGTCTCGACCGCGCTATAGATGAGTTTATCCAGCTCGACCAGCGCGCTTATTACGTCGCGCAAGTCGGACTGTATCGTTTCGTATCGGTCGATTAGTTCCTCGAATCGCGTCATGGGCGGCGTCCTCGTACTACCGGGTCATCACGTTAGTTTTGGCTCGCGGCGGCAAATATCCGCTTTAAAGTCGCGTTGTCGTCTACGGCAAAGTTGCTAAGCGCCTGTTGCGTCCGTTTAATATCACGCACGGCGTCTGTAACGATATAGTTTGTCGTCTTAAACGCCGCGTACCCGTCTTTCGCTATCGCTTTACCGACGAGCGTTTCTAGCGTGCTGAGATTCGTCGCGATTTCCGTAAGGCTATCAAGCGCGCGCCCGAAAAATTCAATAAATTCGCTCTGCGTCATTTGTTGTGTCGCCATGGTTATCTGTCCTTATTATTGCCCCGGTCTTAAAGACTGAAAGTCTCTCTTCCATTCGCGACCGCATTCTTAGCCTTCGCCAGCATGCTGGCGAATCCGCGTCGCGTTTCATTATTCCAACGTTCGTCTAGTTCCTCTTGCGTCGGCTCGACGTACCTCTGCGGTCGAACAACTTCCACGTCGCCCGCGTACCGCTCGATTGCGTCCGGCTTGATTCCTTGCGACGCCGCGACCAGTCTGAGCGTATAATAAATCGCCGACAGAACGGCTTCAATCCGGTCTGCCGGCGTCTCCCCGTTCGTCTCATATTGCGCGTACGCGGCGTCCTCAATAACGTCGCGTCGCGAAATCTTAGTGCGCGGGTCTATTCCGTAGCGGCGGCAGAATTGCCTTTTGAGTCTTTCGTAGCTTCCGGGCTCGGCGAACTTTTTTTTGACTCAGCCCAGAGTTCCGTATCCTTCGCCAGCGAATCCTGCGTTAGGTTAAATATGTCGTTAAAGAGCGCGTCGGAAAGCCCGGCATACCGCTCGACAAATTTCATTGCGTTCTCGCGTCCAATTGGGATATTCTTGTCCCCGGAAAGCAACGCGCGCGACAACGCGTACACTACGCGGTCGTACTGACTTGATAGGTCGTTGAACTTCAAACGTTCCGCACCGTTCAAACGACGAATTGTAAACTCTTCCCCGCCGCGATTCACAACTTGCGTCGAATCGTCGGCAGGCGCGTTCAAATACTGGTCGATATTAAACATCGCTGTATATTCTCCCTTGTTATTCTTATAGACCTAGATACAACGAGACGCAGTTTTCACCCCGTCGTTATTGTACCCGTGCCCGATGAATTGTTTTTTCTACTTTCAGACTTTACCGTCGGCATATTGCTTGACGTGCCGCCTTCCGCGAGTAGCTTAATCGTGAGTTCGCTTCCAGACCCGGTGTCTCCGCCGCTCGGACTCAGACCGACGATTTCAACGCTCGGTACCGTTATTGTGTAGATTAGTGCTTCATGCGGGTCGTCGTACGTGTAGACGAGTTCAAAGACAACGCCGTTCGCCTGACACGCTAGCAAGCGTTCGTACGTTGTTTGGAGCGGCGTGCGCGCCGTTAGTTCTATAACGTCTATTTGTTCCGACTTGCCCGCGTACGCAAACCCCGTGATTTCCTTCGCGTTGTCCGTTACGTCCGTCCACGTCGGCGCGTCGGCAAACGCCGGTAGACCTTTCGACTTGCAGTTAAACGCGAAATAGTCGCCTTCGGCGGGCATTGTCCCATTGGAGCCGAGACTGTTCCACGAGTCCTTCGCTGGCAAGCTATCGACGATGAGTTTTACCTTCAAGAGAAGGTTTTTCCTCACGATTCCTTCTTCGACCCAGAGATTTTTTTCTTCTGCCATTTATTCCATCCCTTCGTAGATTTCCAGGGTAATAAAGACTGTCGTCTTGAAACGTTCGTCGTGAATCCCGCTCTCGGAACGCGATACTTCGGTAACGTACGCGCGCGAAATTGCGCCCGTCTGCTCGTCGACCCAAGTATATCCGTTCCGTAGCGCGGGATTGAGCGGCGCGAAATGTTCCAGGAGCGCGTCCGCGATTGTGTCGACCGCGCCGATTCCCGTATTCTGCCGCCCGTTTATGATAATCGAGCCGACCGCCGTCGAGATAGTCGATTCTTCCGTCTCGCGCGTCCACGTGCGCCCCGTAACCGCTATCTCGAAAAACACGTTTTTAGCCGTCGTGTCTACGTCGATTGGCTCGTTGGGTAAAATTATAGGGACGTCCGGATACTTCGCGTCCAGCGCGTCATAGAGCCCCTTTAAAATAACTATATCTTTCATACGCTACTACTTCGCGCCGTTCGCTATCGCCGCTTTAAGTTGCGCTAGCGGCTTCGCTATCATTGACCCGGCGGGTCGCTGTCGCGACCACCCGTTTTCTAGTGCGAATACGTACGGGCATGAGTTTTCTATGAGTACGTCGACGCCCAGCTTTGCGCTCGAAATCGTCGCCGCGCCTGCGTTAATCGTCGCGCCACCGGAAACGTCGAACTTCTGGTCGCTGTACGCGCGGCATAAATCGCCGACGCTAACTACCCAGTTGCCGCGACAGCATCCTGTAAGAACGGGCGTGCCCGTTACTATCATTTCGAGCGCTTTCATTGACACGCGGCGGAGCTGTTTCGTCGCCTTCTTTTCGCATATCGTATTAAACTCTTCGAGTCCCTTGCGGAAATCGTCAAACTCTTTCGCCTTCGCCATGTCGGTGTTGCGCCTCCGTCTCTTAACTAACGCGCGTCGCCGTTATCGTTACCATTGCGTCTTCGTCGCCGACGCGCAATGTGTCGACGTTCGTAATCAGGTACTCCACGCCCTGGTAGACGATAGTGTCTTTGTGCGCGCGTATAGCCGCGTCTAGCGCGCTTGTCGGTATCGAGCCCTGTAATGTGTCAATCGGCTCTTTAAAGTCGCTCCTAGACGTTCCAGGCGCGTTTAAATCCACGCCTGAGCCTACGCCTGTCGTCGGTACGAACGGAACAGTCGTCGTTTCATATTCCGCCGTTACCGTTCCTTCCGCCACATTGCGCTGAAAGGTCGCGCGCTTAATCGTCGCCGTGCCGCCGAACGTTTCATGCAGACTAGCAACTAGCCCGTTTGCTCCCGCGAATACTGAATCCAGTATTCCCATACCCAACCCTCCAACCTTTACAGCGCCAGCGGCTTCGACTTAACCCAGGAGTCCTCTTCGCCGTCGACGAGCGTTCCAAGGTCGCCTATCAGCGTCTTCGCGACGGGGCAAATCCAAGGGAGAACGAACGATTTGTCGAACGTCGCGGAGACGCTTCCTGCGGACGCGCTAACGATACCCTTGAACAACGCGTCGGGTAATTGCGACGGATCACGAGTCAACAGCCACAATGCTTCCTCGCTCACCGCCGCAATTATCCGCGTGTTCCAGTACGCTTCGCCCGTTTCCGCGTCGATAGTATAGGCGGAGTCTGAAAAGACGAACGCGCCGGAAATAAGAAACGACGCCTGACCAAGCGCGCGCGTCTTCGTCGCGTCGTCGGCGGCGTTCCATGCGTCCGCTTGCATACGCGTATTAAAGTACGCTTCCGCGTCTTCAAGCTCGACCCATAGCGCGTAATAGTTCGCCATATTTCAGCCTCCTCCTATTTCTCCCTTTCGTGCGCCCGTCTATTCCTCGGTCTCGTCGTCAAACTCGGCTTCCGCCGTCTGTTCCAGAATGACTTCCGTTTTAACGCGAATAACTTCGTCGTAACTAATGTCGATTGTCTTAACGCCGCCCCCGCGCGCGCTCGAACTAACGATTCCGACTAACTTCCCGTCGGCGACCGCTACGGTCTTTAACTGCACGTTCTCGCCGTTGTGGAGAGCGAAAACGTCGCCTTCGCCAGCTACAATCGCATTAAAGACCGCCTTCGCACGGTCGCCTAATATCACGTCTAACGCTGTCTGTTTTTTCGTCGCCATTTTAGTTACTATTCCTTATTGTCAACGTTCGTGGAGCCTGTCTTCAAATCTGCGGGCTCGTTGCGCGTCGGTTTAGACACCGTCGGTTTAGGCGCCGTCGGCTTGCGCGTCGCCGCCGCTTTTTGGGGCGCGCCGGAGCCGCCCCCGAACTGCGCGCGAATATCCGCTTCCAACTGTTCAAACGTCTTAAAGGCAATAGGCGCGGACGCGAGTTTCTTATCGCCGTCGACTTCAAAAATAATCGAACGTTCCAGTTCCGAAACGTTCCTGCTCAAGATTTTTATGTCGCTCATTTCTAGTCTTTCAGTTTCATCGTGCCTATTGACGAACGCGCGCAGTATGAACGCGACGAGAGGAGAAGTCGCCGCGCTCATACTGCCGACCGCTTACTACGCAAGGACTAACGCCGACGGTTTGAGACCGCTAATGCGGCACAAACTCTGTTTCGCGTTCTTAAATTCGGCGGTGTATTCGCCAAGAATCATCGCCTTAACGCCGTCGGTGCCGGGCGCGGTCGCCGGTTCGGTATGCAACGCGCGTCCCGCCAAAGGTACGAGCGCGAAGCCGCGCGTGTCGCATACCCAAACGTCGCCGTCCGGAATACTCGGCTCGACGAAGACGCGGAGAACGTTCCCGCCCGCGCTTGTTACAAACTGATTGATATAACGACCCGCAGTCTGGTCTTCACGCGCGACTTTGACCTGAGAATCCATAAATGTCGAGATGACTTGCGCCTGACCCGCGCCGCACAGAATTAAGTCGGGAATACCGCCCGCGTCAGTAATATTCTGAGCCGCTTGGTTAATCTTGCCGACCGTAAGAGCGGGCTGGTCGGACTGCGGGCACGCAACTCCGTCCGCTTGCGTGCCGAAATAGTACAGACCGCCCATCGCGCCCGGAATCGTCGCCGAACGTTGCGTCTTAACGCCGAAAATAAGCGCGCTATTCATGCGGCGGATAATCGAGTCGGTCGCGTATTCCAGTTGTTTCGCGACGTTGTTTTCGTTTCCGTACTGACCGACGGCGGTCGCCGTGCCGGTAAGGGCAATATCCGCGCGGAAAATCTGCGTGTAGTTCGATTCCTGACCGGACTGCAAGAACATATTCTCGCCTTCCGTCGAGCCTTCTTGAATCGGGCGCGAATCGAAAACGAGAGTGCCGCCGCTCGCCGGAGCATAGGTTGCAAAGTCAATTGTGGAGCCATTCCTCGCAACGAGCATTGGCACAATCGTCGTGCCCGTAATCGACTGCACGCGCAAGACGGACGAGTCGCCTAGAATGTGGAACAGGTCGCCGACCGCCCATCCGGCAGTAGAGTCGACCGTGAACGTACCCGCCGAGCCGGAATAGGAGTACGCCGAGAACGCCTTCGTCTTCGGGGTCTCGACGCCTTCGAGCCACTTGTGTTCCGTCGCCGTCGCAATAAGCCCGCCGCCCCCTTCGCCGCCGCCTTCGGCAACGGCGGGCGCGCTAAATAGCTGAATGAACTGCGGGCTCTGCGCAATGCGCCAACTCAAAACGTCCGAGAGGTCAATTCTTGTATTCAGAAGGTCAAGTGTAGTAATCATGTGCCTTGTATCCTTATGCTTTGTCTTTCGACGCTACATTTTAGAAGCCCGTCTTCTGACGCGGCGCGTTGCTAATCACGTCTGCGAACGACTTGCCTTTAAGAGCTTCGCGGAATCGAGCTTCCGACGAGACGCCGACCGAACTTGGCGACGCGTTCGCCGACTGCGAACGTTTGAGCCAATGCGGCGATTTCTCAATTTCGTCTTGTAGGATTTCCACAACCAGCTTGCCGTCGTCCGTTACCGCGACTCCCGCGTCGTTCAGGTGGAACATCGGCGCGAGCCGTTTAACGTCCCGTAGCGCCGTCTCGCAACAGTTCATCTTGACCGCGTTCGAGACGAGTTCGTTTTCGATTTTCTCTCGAATCTCGCGCGCCTTAAACTGCGCGTTCTGTTCCCTGAGCGGCTCCAGCTCTTTTTCAAGCGCGCTAATTCTATCTTTTGCGCGCGTCGTCTCGTCGACGTAACGCTGGAGCGTCGTTTTTAGCTCTTTCGGATTCGCCTTGCGCAATTCCTCGAGTTCCAGTAAATCCTTCTCTCGTAGTTGCGTCAGTTCCGCGAGCTTCGACTCCGCCTCTTGTTTTTTTTCGCGCTGACTCTTAGCGTTTTTAACTTCCGCGTCGAACTTCGCCTTGAGCGCGTCCGCTATCTTATTCTGCAATCGGAATACCGTCGCGCCAGATTCGTTCGTCTCTTCAGTTATCTCGCTCTCAATGTCGCGCAAGAGGTCTTCTTTCTTTTCGTAGCCGTCGAAAATGTTCATGCTATTCTTTCCTTGTCATCCTACTGGATTTTTGTCTGGACTTTCTAGGCAAGCCGCCTTTCGCCCGATATCTTGACAGCCTCTGCCGTCTTTATTTGCTTTATCGTTTAACAATTGCCTGAGGTTTCACTATCTGACTCGCTCTGCCCCGGCGTTTTTAAAACCCAATTATGTACGTCCTTGACACACAAGCTGTTCTCGTCGTAGGAGAGCACGCCGTTAAATGTAACAAACACTTCATCCTCGCAACAGCTCGCGATGCTCGTCTCTTCAAACTGCAGGTCGTCTAATATCGCGTCAACAATGAAAAGACCGTGAGGCTCTGGCAGACCCTCATTCATTAAAGCAACAACCGCCCTAGCGGGGCGCGGTGCGTCGTACGGCATCTTCATGCCACACAGCTTGCCATAGAAACTCGTCGGGCACGCTATGTTTTCAAGTATCACCGCCGCCTTGCGCGCCGTCTGCTTCTCTATTGCATTTACTGCGTCGAGGAGTTGCTCAAATTCCTTATCGCGCTCGTCGTCTGGGCAGTCGTGAGTGTAGTAAGTGAAAAGTCGAATACCCGCCTCTGCGGCGTCGCTTAGCTTCGCGTAGCCATCTATGAACGACTGATGCGCTTCCGACAGCGGAGCGGGCTCTTCTGCTCTTAGAAAAGGATTGATGATATTGTCTAGGCGGTCGAGCTTCTGCACGAGACTGAATAAGTCGTCTTCAATGCTCGCCAATAAATTTTGAAATTCTGCTTTTACCATTTCAGCCGTCCTCGCTATCTATACGCGCGCCGCTGGGCTTTCACGGGCGTGCCCTTTTTGTTTGTGTTACTTGCGTTAAAACAGAAAAGCTTAGCCCAGTCCGGGGGCACGTCTTCTCCACTCAGTTTCCAGGCGAGTATGCGGCGATACCGCTTCCAGTAGTCGCCCGTTAGCGAGACGCCAAGTCCACCGTTGCGCGTTATTACTTCAAAGTACTCGTCGTCGCGTTCCAACTCTCCCGCGCCATAAAGATTAAACCAGTATCGTTCGCGCGCGCGCTCGAGCGCGTCCCGAAACTCGCGTGTCTGAATGCGCGCCTTAGTGTAGTTCACAGGCGCGTTCGCGCGTCGGATTGCTTCGTCCGCGCTGTAGTTATACGACCGCTCTATCTCCTGACAGAGAATGTGCAACGCAACTCGAGCGCGCGTCTCACTTATGACGTCGCTCCAGAATTCCTGCTCTTGGTTTTTCGCCATTATACCCGAACGCCTACTACTTCCCCATCTCAAGAACGTCTTCACACCAATCTGTGTCAACGCCGAGTTCCCATTTTAGAGCTTCTGTGCAATTCATCGCCCGCTCAATGTGGTCGAGCGCAACGCCAACGGTAAGAAGGAATAAGTGCTGGGAATAATTAATCTGCGCGTGTGGCTTGTCGCCGCTCTTGTTGAGTTCCGCGAGCGCGCTATACGTATTTCTCATAAGGCAGATTACACCGCCGAGTTTATCGTCAAGTTCCGCCTGTGTCATTCTAGATTGCCCTCGTCGTCGTCTTCTTTTGCGTCTGCTTCCGCCGCGCGCAGACACAAACCTACAAGAGCGAGGGCGTCGGTTTTCCACTCTTCCTCAGAAGAACTTTCAAGACCCCAATGGAGCGATGCCAGACTGAGTTGTGCCTGCTCGATGCGGTCGAGCACAGAGTCCACCGTATTAAAGAATGCATACTGATTGCGCGTGATCGGAATCTGCTCGCTGTCGCGCGTATAGCGGAACGGATAAGTTAAGTCGTCGAGTTCCTCGACCGCCTCGTACGCTGTTTGTACGCATTGTAGCGCGTTCCATACTTTGTCGGCTAATTCTTTCTGAGTCATCCTAGTTCTCTCCCTACCCCCTTATATCCTGTCGCCTCTTCGAACTTTGACTATCGTGAGCGGGTCGTATATCTCCTGTCGACATTCAATTCGAATCCAGCTTTGAAAGTTATCACGTGGCTTCTCGAACTTGACAGGAGACTGGGCTCCAGCAACGTTGAAGCCTCGCTTTTTAAACACCTCTGTCGCCGCCGCCAACGCGTCCTTATAGAGATTTTGCAGTTCCCAAAAGTCGTGCCCCGCCGCGTCCACCTGCACAAGAAATAAACTACCGTCTGGCTGGTCGGAGTTGAGGAAAGGCGCGTACTTCGGTTCACTTTTTATTATCATCTTTCGTCTCCCTCGTCTTTGTCTTGCTCCTGCTGAAAATCAAGAATAAGAACGTCGCTCTCGAGCTTCTCTAACGTCTCCGCATTACACCCTTCTCTATCAAGACAATACTTACAGGGATGTTCGCCAAACTCAATAAACCACTCAGTCTCAGTCTTTTCGCACCGATACTTTGCGCCGAGCCAAGCGCGGTCGATATAACAGCCGTCGAAAATCTCGCCGTCTACGTCGCGCGCTTTAGCTACTACGAGTTTTAATGCGGTGTGATTGGCAAGCCGCCAAACGTCGCGCGTTGTCAGCTTGCCGCCGTTTTCATCGCTGTCAAATTCCACTTACAGTGCTCTCCCGTTATTTGCTACGTGTTAACTTAAAGGAAACCTCCGCCGGAAAGGTATCGGAAACGGCGGAGGCGTGGGTAAAAAGGGGACGGGCTTATTCGTATTCAGCGAGTCGCCGCCTGCGCTGACGCGCCTGTCCACGATTTCTATGCGTGCGCGCGAGAAAGAACCCAAGAAGTAGGAGTAACTTACTGTGTTCCGTTATTCCACATCGTCAATTCCCGCAAGGTCTAGCTCCGTGTCAGCGTCGCATATCTGGTCGGCAAGAGCTTCGACCGAAATTGCGTCGATTTCCTGCTTGTAGTTAATCAGTAGGCGCGCCTGCTCGTTCTCGCCCACCGGGTCGAGCGGAATAACGGAACACGTCGCGTTTACCGTTGCATCCTGGTCGACCAGCGCGTTTTCTGCCGCTGTTACCGCCGCATTGATTTGACTTGTTGTAAGTGCCGCCCCGTTTGGCGCGCTCGCCTGCACAACGAAGACATATGCGTACGGCGTGTCCGGATTCAATGTCTCGATAACAGTCGAAAAGTTTTTATTTCGCATCTTGTGTTGCCTTTTACCTTCCCCACGCGCTCGGCGCGCGATTGATACAAATGTTATTTGACTCGGCGTACTTACCTGAGCTGTAGCCCACTAGCAAGAATTGCGTTTTCAAACGCTACGACATAGTTGTAAATGTCCTCAATGCGTTCGAGCAACGCCGTGTGCCAGTTCTCAAATTGCTCTGCCGCTCGCTTTGAGTCAAAGTGTAGAACGAATCCGTATGAATCGGCGTTATTGCGTATCTCATTAAAAGCGTCGTGCGCGTCCTGTCGCACTGCGCTAAATTTATCAGTCTTCATGTCAATTCCCTTTGTCATCTTTCTCGGCAACTGCCGCTAGATACAAAATGCAGTATCCCGCGAGGTCGCGCACTGTATCATTAAACGATTCATCTTTAACGCGCGCGTCATGCGTGGCGAGCCTTTGCAGACGCATTATTTTATCGCCCATGCGCACGAGAATTGCCGACGCCGTGTCGAGCCCCGGCGCAAGCGGTGGCGCGTCGAAGGCAGAGTTGCCGTAGTCCGCATTTTTGCGCGTTAACAAGTCCGTTAAAATATCGAGTTGACCCTGAATCGCCGACGGGAGTTGTGTCGTCTCCACGTCTTCTGTCGTCTCAATGTCTTGGGGCTCGCGCGTCCAGCTCCCCTTATATTCCACTCTCTGCCAGAAACTGGGGGACGAGATTCCCAATAGTTCACGCGTGTTGTCAATAAACTCTTTTCCCCATAGGTTCACGTGTGCCGCTCCGTTTAATATCCATTGTTACCACGAGGTAAAAACTCATGTGCAAATAAAAAAGAGTAGTAAGACGCGCCCGCCTCGGCTTGCCCTGATATGTAAGGCGGCGTCTCAGCGTTCATGGCTATAAAGCCCGCGCTTGTGAACGCTCAAACTGCGCGTCTTACTACCCTAATAGAACCCGCCGCCGTTTCCAGCGGCGAGCCCTAGGGGGAAATACTAGCGCAACCTGTCTTCCCCGCTACCCCTTCTGGTCGCTCTTTCGAGTACGAACCGCAAAGCCAATAACTGACTTCCACTGCACCGCTGTTCTGTTTTCCAGAGCGCTCCAGTCTAGTGAGTGGGTTGGGGGATAGAACCCGCCGCCGTTTCCAGCGACGAGCCCTGACAACACAACCCTTCCCCAAGTAATTGTGTATATAGGGAGCTGTTGGATTTGAACCAACGTAACGGCAAAGCGCCGCCCCTAAACCGCTCGGGCAAACTCCCTTAAAACCCGCCGTCGCCGCTGTCCCTCCGGCGCGGCGGGCTACGTCAGAGAAGCTCAGAAGCCTTCCATAAAAGGCTTGACCGCTCTGAATCGTATTCTTTTAACATCTAGCTCTTATGCCATCTGCATAACGACGTAGCGATAGCCGTCGCTCGTCTCAATTAACGTTCGATAATCGCCCCCGAAATAAAACTCTATCGTTTCCTCCGCCGCCACGCATCGGAAAAAGTCCTTTAAGAAGCGCGCGTCAAGTCGAATTTTCTGCGCTTCGCCGTTATACGCTATTGGCAGGAAAACGCTCGACTCGCCAGTCGCTTCTCCCGACGCCGCAATCTCAACATTCCCTTCCGTAAAATTAAACCACACGCCAGGCTTGCTCTCAGTCGCGACAATTTCCGCTTGCTGAACCGCCTGCGCAAGCTCGCCCGCGATAAAGTCGACGCGCGCTTTACTGCCCGGGTCGGGGATAATAGAGTTCCAATCTGGATAACGCCCGACTAAGAGCGTCGTGGAAATAACAATATTCCCCGCTTTAACGACGGCTTCCGTACCACGCACGGCAAGTTGCGCTTCGTCGACGTTTGCCGCCGCGCGCTCGATTAGTTTTAGTGCGCGCGGAGGAAAGAGCGCCTCCATAGCAAACTCGTCGTCTGTATTATTATCGCCGCAATATTCCGCCGCGCATACTTGGTACGCGAGACGCCGCGCATCCGTAGCGACAGCTTCCAGCCGGTCGCCCTTAAAAATGAGTTTAACGCCTCGCAAATCGTAGTGAGAATTAACCTGGTCGGTCGCGAATGCTGTGCGCCGTATCATCTCCGCGAGCGACTTGCCGTGTATCCTTACGAAAGACGACGCGTCGAAGGATGCAACCACCGGGAACGGCTCGCTACTGTCTATCGTATCCAACTGATACCGACTATGCCGTCCGCGAACGGTCAGTTTACTCCGTTCGTAATCGAAAGTAATCTCCTCGTCGTTCGCCTGCGAAAGAATCTGCTTCAGCAGTCCGGCGGGGAGTATCGCTTCGCCTGCGCTCTCTACGACGACAGAATCGTCCATTGCTATGAAACCGCGCCCGCCAACCTCGCCGTCCGTTGCTGTTAGCAGTATCCCCGTATCGTCGACCGTCATTTTGACGCTCTTCATAATGGGGCGAATGTCGCGCGTCGCTGTGAACGCCGCTATCTGGTTAAAAAGCGATAAAAAGGTATCGCGCCTTACTCGTATCTTCATTTCTCGTTCTCGCTGTTATGGGAATTGGTGTCGTTGTTGTGGCGGTCAGGTTTTTCCTTTTTAATATTCCAGCGTTGCCGTTCGCCCTTTACTATTCCGCGTCCACATGCTCCCGTACTTGTTTCTCATGCGTTCAACGTCCTGCCGCTTGTACACGACGTCCTTCCCGAGCCGTTCGGCGAGCACGCCTTCTTTCAGCGCATACTTACAGAACGTGCCTGGCGACGTGCCACAGTGAGACGCCGCGTCCCGCTGGTTCATGTAGCCCTCCGTCGACGACTCCTTAACCTCGATGGCGAGCGGGGACTCGTTCCCGCCGCTAGGTAAATCGAGTGCGCGCAAAACGCGCCGAGCCTCGTCCATTCCACAGTCCGATAGCGTTATCGTGAGTTTCATTATTTTCTCCCTTGAACTAGTTTTGTCAGCGAACGTGCTTTATTCGTCCCAGAAGCTGTCGCCGTATTGGTCGGCGCGCAATGAGAGCGTTACCGGTATTCTTTTCTCGTCGATTATTCCGTACAAGGTCTCCCCTTGGTGCACGCCGTCCCGCGCCGTCGACGGTCGCCATTTACCGTAAGTGAGCGTCAAGCCGCGCTGTTTATGGGCGAACATATCACGATAACGCGCCCACACCTCCCCAACAAAGTAAAAGCCAGGGCGACCGCGCTCCTTCATCTCCCGCTCATACTCCTCGTCCCGTTCCCGCTCAGGATGCTCGTAGTTCTCGCCAAAGACCTCGCGCGCCCACGCAAGGTCAGACTCTTCCCTAAGGCGCTCGCCTCGCATGACGTGCCCGCGTGTGTTGTGCGGGAGCTTAACGCCAGCCTCGCGACAGACGCTACGTATGTGCGCCACCGTCCTGCCGAGATGTTCCGAAAGTTCCTGCGCCGTCCAATTAGGGTTTTCCGCCAACAGAGCTTTTATCGCTTCTTTCAGCGGCACGCCCGCCGCCTTCCTTGTACGCCCCTTCCTACTGCCCGGGAGCTTCTGCGGGTCTTTCTTGCTCTTGCTCATGGTTGTCCAGGCTCCAGAAGTTACGTGTGAGTGTTTGCTTTTAAATTTCGACCAAAACAAGTAGCATCCGACCAATCGACAGTAGAATTCCGCCAAAGGGTGGGTCTTTTAACCGATATTACTATGAAAGTTGCTGGATACATGACGCCGGACGCAGAGAACACGCAAGTCGGCGAGATTCGCGATATGGAGAGTAACGTAAAAGAAATGGGAAAATACGCAGGACTACCTACCCCCATTTACTGGCTTGGAACAAAGACGAAAATGCGAAAACACATCTTGCCTGTTATTGACAGTGTGCCACGAAAAATATATGTCGAGCCCTTCGGCGGAGCGGGCGGGCTACTCTTCGGAAAGCCAGCAGAGCGCGAGGTCTATAATGATAAAAACAAACTGCTCGTGAACCTCTTTCGTGAACTCCGCGACCCGGCGACCTGCCGTGAAATCGAACGTCTGTGTCGACTAACCCCACAGGCGCGCGCAACGCACGGTGAACTTACTCAACTCGTACGCGCGTATTTAAAAGGAGGAGAGGTAGAGCCGCTTAAGAAAGAGTGTAAACTAGAAAAGCTCTCCAATTCAACCGCCGTTGCATTTGCGCTCTTCTACACGCTTAACACCTGCATAAAAACGAGTACCGAGGGCGGCGTCGGCTGGTATGGCGGCGGTGAAAAAGGGACGTCTTGGCGCCCCGACAACTACGCGCGAGCGGTTGACTTGCTACCTCGCTACTGCGCGCGCTTGCGCCAGACGCAAATTGAAAATCTCGACTACCTCGACTGTATTAAACGGTATGACTGCGCAACCACCCTGTTCTATATCGACCCGCCCTACGAATGTGAAACGTCGGTTGATTACAAGCAGACATTCGACGCCAAAGAACTCGTCGACGCGCTCTTTCAAATCAAAGGAATATGGGTCTTGTCATGCTACGACACCCCTGAATATCAGCGTCTGCTAAAAATAGCGCGCAGGCAACAGTTCAAAGCTACCTGCACGCTCTCGCCTAATACACACCGGGAGAATATCGCTCGCACCGAAACGATTTATACCAATATAAAACAAAGGTCGCTGTTTTAGGTGGGTGACAGGCACGATGGCGATGGGCGCCACTGTTCTATTTCCAGCGGGCTTTTATTCCTCCACCATGTCCTCGTCTGAGTCGTCTTCACCCTCAGTGTCTAAATCCTGAGTGTAATATCCAGGAGCCTCACGAAGCAGAAGAATGTCGCTATCTACACATCGTAAAGTTGAACGGTCGCACTCCAATTGCGTGAGTTCATCACAGTTCTCGCAGGGGCTCTCGTCCCAAGGGACAAACATTACCTTGCGCTTACTGCGCTCGCACACATATTTACTGGCGGGCTCCGCGCTTGTAATGTAATTTGCGCCCGGGACGTATTCGCCATTCGAATACCGTGCGGCAGAGAGCGCAAGCTTCAGCGACCTCTGATTGGAAATCTTTACCGCGTCGCTTGTGGTTATTATATGACCGTTCGTCGACCAGTCGTATTTCACGTCGTCGTCTTCATACATAATTAACCTTTCTAATTAAACTGCCCGGAGGCTTGCTAGTTCGTCTCGTTGCTTCTCCACGGCTCCCTTTTAGGGAGGGGCTCGTACGGTTTTATACAATCTATTACTTCCCTTTCCATTCGTTTCCGGCACCATGCGAATCTCCGAACTTTCATCTCGAACTTATATGTGCTTTTTTTGAGCACTGGGTCAATATAGGAACATTGCTCAACTTGAGTTGAGATGCCAAGTTCGTTACAGAGTTTCTCTAAACTTTCCCTTTCCTTTGAACGAATGTATACGTCGTCCGTGTCGCCCCAGGGGGCAACGACTTCAAAAATTCCACCATCTTCCCCGGAACCCCCCAAGTATCTTAACCTCAATGTCACCACTTGTTGTCGCTTCTTTTCTTCTTCCTCCTTCGCCTTCCTTAGAATAGCATCCTCGAGAAATGTTCCACCGTATTTTTCTCGGTTTTCTTTTACTATTCGGCGATATTCGTCAGCATACGTGTCATACAGCTCTCGCAAGTGCGGCGGAACATAGGTCATTTCAACCAGCCCGCGCCAAATGTCGGCAAATATCGCGTTTCCGAATTCACTAGTTAGCCCATTCTTGTCAAGCCATTCAAGAGCCTCTTCCTGTGTGAATACATGTCGGATTTTTGGTATCTCCCGTTCAGCAACATCGCGCTTGCCTAAGTGTAAAAACATAATGAGCAACCAATCTGACAAATACATCGTCGCAAGCAAGCGCGGGTCGGCACAAGGGGTTAAACTTGAGAGAACGCTCTTTTTGCCATCTTTTATCTCGTAATATGTGCCTTTGCAGTGATCCAACACAAATACCCCCCGCCCAGAGACGGTAGCCATTTTAGAGTCGCCTAGAAAAAATGTAATTCTATAGCTAGGAAAGTCTAGCTGTTTCCCGATATACTCATATTTGACGTTTTTTATTTCATCGTCTAGTTTATAGTAGTCCCCACCTTTCGCTCTGTAGGTTCTTTTACGCCAATCCCAGATAATCTCGTATCCTAGTCGGCGAAGCTCTTCATGTCCCATTGTCAGTCTCATGGTCTATCCCCCCGTTCTCTTGTGCCTGTTTCTATTATCAAATTGAATATGGCGCGATTCGGACGCTTTATCCAAAAGCCATTTTGGCGAGCATTGTCGCCTACAGCAATCTTATAGCATACCCACCAAAGTTAAATGATGAAGCACGTGCAATCAAACGCTGGGGCTCGATGGCTCACTCTTGGAATGGCAAACGTACCACATACAGGTTTTATTTTCGGATATGCTCCAAAAATGTCAAGGAGTATTCGATTCATATTGATTAAATTCGTCAATATAGTCCCGGATATACCCTTCCGGGTCATTAAACCCTTTAGACCTGGTGACTTTCCCCATATAAAATACAGGCAACCCGTGTGTGTCGGCGTCAACTTCTTTATATCGTTCTATTGCTTCGTTTATCGCAAAGAAGTCCCAACATCGGCAGTATGGAACTCGCACCATCGTCAACGCGTCGCCATTGATTACATGAATCTCCCAAAGAGAATGGGATTCGCATACTCCACGATTATGAGCGCATTTTTCGCCAATTCGTGGGCGTTTTCCTTTCACCATTAAAACGTCTTTGTGTTCTGTCCTCGTTAACACAATTGAATTAGTGCTGTGGTCGTTATATGCGATATCGCAGTTTTCCAGCGCTAGAACAACTCCAGCGTGATATTTCATCATGTCTGAATAATGTTTGTCATATTCCATAGGCGATTTCTTCAGTGTATCAAACGCCTCTCGGAAAGCTTCCCACTGTTGATGTTGGAGGCTTTTTTTAGGAGCATCCGGCAAACCTAAATAGTATCCCATCTTTCTTTTCTTTACAATGTCGTCATAAAAATCTCTCGCGCTCCCATAATCGAAAATATTAATGCCTTGCGCTCGGAGATGGAGAATTTTTGCAGCGCATGAAGTAGCGCCTGAATCATAATCTTCACAGGGCAAATAAGAGTCAGAAAGCTGTGCTTCGCCGCAATCTTTAATGTATTGAAAACCATCTCCTCCAATCCTGTCCTCCAGGTAGTCACTCAGCGATCTAAATTCGCTGGCTACACTATAGTTGTACCCAGCTAAAGTAAACTTGTCATACACTGGGTAACGGTAGAATTGGAACCACGACATTTTCATTCCTGTGCCTAATACCGATTCATACTTGTCAATCAAGTCGATGTGATAACTAACATCACAACCATTCCTCTCTGCTTCCTGTAAGACGGGTTTGAGAGCTATCGCCTTTTTTAATGATGCCATTTCGCGCTTAGTTATTGGTCTATCTTGGGCACGTGCCCCTGCTGGGTTAGTCGCGGCGAGATGTGCACTCTGGAGAATATTAAGGAGGCGGTCGTTCTCTGCATTTACCATTCCAGGGCTCGGGAGTGCCGCTGGCGGCAACTCTCCCCCTCTCAACCAACCGAAATCTCCAGCGGAACCTGGGTCTCGTGCATCGTATCCATCATTGACGACACACTTAACCGAACAGGCTTCTCGTATACCATCTTTTGAATAAAGGTATGTATTATCTAGGATGTCTAGTGTGTAATCTCGCGTGAACGTCCCCTCGATGAATCCGTTTCCTCGTGTTGCAAGCTGTCCAGCCTCCTTCAGGCGTTTCTCCACAGCGGCGCGGTTCTTCGGCGAGAGCGCGTCAAGCGGGCTTGGCTTATCTTTCTGCCAGTTTTCGGACGCTTTCATAATCTCGTTCGCCATTTCCAACACGTCTGGCTTCCCGTAATACTGTGGAATCGTTGCAGAACTCTTCAAACCGATTCGCGAGCCGTGTCCTGTCATCGCCCAAAGTTCGTCAATAAAGCATTCCTTACCCCACTGATCAGCATTCTTCTTCTTTCCTTTTGCGCCGTATGCTAACGCGCCACCGTTGTTGACGCGCCAGGCTTTTCCATTTTTGTCGACAATAATATGGTCTGCCTTATTCCCTACGACTTCAGTGTTGCCGAGTAGAATGTCTATTGCGTAATCTCTCCGCAACTGTTCCGTCATTTCGGCTTGTTTTTCTTTTGAAGCCTTCTTGAACCAATCTTTAAGAGGAACGGCTCCTTCTATGTAGCGAGTAAGCCTTACAGGTTCTTTCCCGTCGTCGTAGAGCTTCCCGTCCGGCACGTTCACTCCCGCCGCCCGATAGAACGCGTCCGCTTCCGTTTCATTTTGCATAAGGGCGAGCTTGCCGCCTCGTTTCCGCACGAACAACGCCCCGTCTGGGGCTTTGACAAGCTCCGTGCCTTCCTGCCCGAGAACTTTTACCACTTCAAGGTTGTCTATTGCTGACAGTTCCGTCGGGAACCCCTGCTCGTCTGTCTTATAATCTGCGACGTCTAGCTCTTCATTTACGACCTTAATTATTTTTATCCGCTTCGTTCTTCTTTTGATAGGCTGAGTCGCACCGTTCTTCGACAATTCTTGTACACGTCGTTCAGCCGCTTCCTTCACCTCTTTGATTTTCTCTCGTGTTTCTGCGCCGAGTCTTCCCAAGGCGACAACGGCTTCTTCATACTCACTTTTGGAGCTGAAGATATCGCGAGGCGGCTTTGCGCTTTTCTCAATGTCTTCCCAGATACGTTCTCGCCGTTCTATCCTTTCTAGCAATTTGCGCGCATCCAGTTCACTTGCCGCTCCTTTTATTCTTTCGGCGTAATCAGCCATAATCGAGATAGTTCTTCGCGGCGGCGTCCCAACCTGAAGGTCTTCACAATCTGATTGATACTGCATTGATTCGCGCAAATTGTCGGCTACGCGCATACCAAACTCCCCGCTTGGAATTGAGGGGTGTTTATCCCAATTGAACGTGGCTTCTACCCCGTCGAGATGCGAGACAAGATAGCATTCGGGGTCGTATGCGAGATGCCCAAAGTACTCGCTCATTATTTCTGTCATCCCATTCGGATACCCCCGGACTGCGTAAATCGAGGGGACGCCGATATTCGGGTGTCGAAGTCCGTATTTTCTCTTTCTATTAAAGAATGTGTTGGCGAGCTGAGTTGGATTTCCGTTCTCATCGGTAGTTATGTCTTCTAGCAACTCGGAGCTGAGTTCTAGTGAGCCTTTGAGGCGGACGTCGACGGCGTGCCCAATCTCGTGAACGATTGTTTTAAACAGATTCTGACAAGCGTCCACATCTTTCCCCTCGAACTTTGATAGATTAATCCTAATGCTATTATCTCCCCAACTATAGGCTCCCTTCCTTTCAGGATTGTCATCTGCCTCAAACGTTATATCCCCCAAGATTTCACTGGCGTCAAATCCGATATTGTCAAAGATGCGACCTGCAAAGTCGAGCGCCGCGCGAAACGTTCTATTGAACTGTACGCGCGTTTCTTTTGGAAGACTCCGCCCAAGGCTAGAGTCGTAAAGTAGCCCGGCATATTCGCGGTTCCAACTTGCTTTGTCGTTGACTGGGAGAAGAACATCAAGCGTTCGTCTATTTATTTCCTGGAAGCGCTCCGTCAAAACGACGCCAATTCGCTTATCATATTTTCTCCTGACCTCAGCGCACGCTTTTTTATATGCGTCCTCTGCCTCTTTATATTCCTCCGATTCGAGGCTTTCATAATTCCTTGGGTCGGGGCGCGGCACACGCGACAGTTCTTCTTGCATAGGGGAACTATACTTGTTCCATCCGAGTTTTCTTAACTGCGCACGATTGGAGTACACTCCCCTAATTAATTGAACGGCTTCTTCTCCTCTCGGGGTCTTGCCGCGAGTAGGTATCATAACAGTTGAGCCGGAGAGAATGGAATCTACATTTGTTTGTTGCTGATTTTCCGAGTCCATAGCTAGTTCTGCTATCTGGCTCCCTATAGATTCGCCTTGTTCGCTAACGAGATTTTTGGTCGACGCCTGGTACCCCAGGTCGGGAGAGAAGATATTCTTTTCATTGAGGGAGCCCTTTTGATATAGTTCGTACCGTTTTACGCCGAGCCAGGCGCGTTTGAAAGACTCTGGTTGTGCCTTGAAATAGTCTTCAAAAGTAAGAGAAGCGGGCACCTGCCGATACGCAGGCTCCCCTGTTTCCTTTTCGTAGTCTTTTTGAGCTTGATAGTAATACTTGAGTCTGGTCGAAGCCGATAAATCCTCCCAGCGGCGGTTCCAGCCTTTCTGTTTCGCCTGCGCGTTATACGCTTCTTTTGCAAGCGCGTCGAAATCTGCGTTCGCGGCTGGGCGTTCTTCTTCAAGCTCGACGACGTTGCCCTCCTCGTCTCTTAGTTCAACGTATGGAACGAGCGTACAGCGGCAGTTCGGGTGTATCGGGGGACGGCGCGCGGACGCGATTTCCTCGCCGCGCCATATCTGCCCGTCGTAGGCTCCGCAATGCGGGCACGTCTTCCCGTCGAGCGTCCCGACAAACTTCACTCCGTCTATTATGTCGTCGTTTGCCTTAATGGTCTCGACGCGCGCGTTATTGGAGACGCCGTTAATAATCGTGCGCGCCATCATTGTCGCGCCTACCTTGGTCGTGGTAAGAATACCGTCAGAAAAATTACTCTCCTTCGACCCGCGTATAGCCTTTGATATTTCGTCCACCGACAAAGACTCCACGCTTGCGCGTTGGCATACGGAAGCGATACGTTCAAGGTCGAAACGTTCCCACTTTCCCAGCCACTCGGCAATCGTTCCCCCGTCGATCCCCTGCCCGTCGAGGATAGCCTTTTGTTGCTTCTCTGTTAACGTCTTGCAGAAGCGTTCCTCGCGCGCCTTCCTGCGTTGCTCGGCAAGCGCGCGGTTACATTCTTTTACCGTTTCCTCGGACGCTTTTTGAAGGACAGACGAACTGGTCTCAAATACCAAGTCTCGCGCCGCGTCATAGGTCGGCTTGCGGAGCTTTTCGACCCGCACAATTAGCTTCTTAACGCGAACAAGCTCCTTTTTAATATCCGCGTCCCGTTGTGGTAGTTCCTTAATCAGTAGTTTTGCAACTGATTCGTCTGTGCGGAGAGTGAGCGCGGCTAGTTTTATCGCGAGGTCGTTTGCCACGCCTTGCAATCGCGTTTGATAATCGTAGAGATACTCGAGTACTGTTTTTTCAGTTTGTTTAGCCATGTGTCGCGTCCGCGCTTTCAATGCAACATTCTCCGCTTGTCCTTTCTCCGGACTTGCGGTATAATAATCCTGTGCTTGTTGGCGCACGCACATTATATTTTCTTTCTCGAACCTCACCTGAGCGCGAACGCATTACGCCTCGTTCGCGCTCTCTCTTTTTCTTGCTCCGTTATTCTCGTTCCATCATTTCCGATAAAATAGTTTTTAGCTGTGCCATTCCCCTGCGGTAGAGCCGACTGCACCAGCTCGCTGAAATATTTAACTCCGCCGCTATCTCCGCCTGCGTTTCATTCATGTACCACACGCGCTCGAGGATATTCCTCGTTCGTTCGTCGAGCGCGGCGAGCGCGGACGCTACCATGCGCCGCTTCGCCGCAACTTTCGCGTCCTCAGGTTCCGGTTCCTCGGTTTCCGCTCCCTTTTTTGTAGCTATCCGTGTAAAGAACACTGCGTCGCGGCACGATTCGCGCTGGGCGTGGACGCGCTCCTTTCGCTCCGCGTCCTCTATCGCAAACTTTGCTTTGAGGCACATCCAAGTTGAGAGCTTTGCGCCACGACCTGCGACATAACTGTTATATGCGCGCACCGCACCGTTCCACGCCTCAGATTCACGCTCTGCTTCTGATAAGAAACTTCCCTTCTTGATTATGGCAATGTGCCGAATCAGCGGCTCGAACGACGCGAGGTCGTCAAGGCTAACGTTTTCGTTTCTTTTCCTCGTCGTCCGGCTCTTCGTCTTCTTCATCGTCTCGCTCGACGTCTTCTTCATCTCCGACTCCCCCGTCCTTCTCGCCGCCGCTAGAATCCACGCCGTCGTCTAACATTCCCGTCTCGCCTTCATTTTCTAAACCGCTCGATTGCAGACCGCTAATTGCGCGGAGAATTGCGTCCGTAGCCGGGGACGAAAACGCCGCGTCGTCGTCTGACATAAGTTGCGCCTCATTGTCGTCGAAATTCGAGATAACCCCTGGAAACGTCTTCTCGAGAATCGAGTACGCGTTTTGTCGCGAGAGTAAACGCGCGTCCTTGTTCGTCTGCATAAAGGAGACAACCGACTGAATTTGGAACTCCGCGCCAAGGTACGTTGTGTCCGCTTCAAATGTAATGCGCTCGAACGCCTCGTCAGGAGTCGCGCCCGCCCAAATAGCCGCATAGATTAACTGCTCTTCAATTGCGCGCGCGCCCGTTTTGTCCATTGTCGCAATAGCCGCCGTGCCGGACGCCGTGCGTAATTTAAGCGCGTCCCCGGAACTGTTCGCGCCCGCGCCATCGAGGAGGTCGCGTATCGACGAGTATTTAAGGCTGTCTTTAAGCTCTTGTTTTGCTTCTTTCAGTTGCCCGAGCCCGCTACCTGAAGTTTCGAGTATCTGGACAGAGACCGGTTGACCGCTCCCTGACTTCGCCCAAACAACGCCGCCGAGCCGCACGTCTTCTGATTCGCGCGCCGCATTGCAGATTACAAGGGTTGGCGTCGCAAACTGGTACAGCGCCATTTTATACCAGCTGTCAACCATGTAATTACCAATCGCTACCTGCGCAACGTCCAGATAAGGTGGAGCTTGCCAAAACTCTATTCCCAGCCTGTCCACATTGCAGACTGTTAGCGGCACGTAGTTCAGGTATTCCCCTTGGAAAGTGGGATAAATCAGCTCGTACCTGTCGGAGACTGTTGGAAAGTCGATGTCAAACCCCGCCCATGCGGCGTTCACGTCCGTCCCCTCAAATATGGCGTTGTAGTATCGTCCGCTCGCGTCAAGCGCAACAAGTCTCCGTTTCGCCCAATCAGTCCACATCTTGGTTTTCGTGTTGAATTTCTGCGTCGACTCGTCGAGTAACGCCCAGCGGAGCTTTTTGCGCGAATCAAAAGAACTTTCACAATAATCCCCGTCCAAAATCGCCGTACAGGGGTACTCGGTTATGCAGAACTGCGGATTTAACCCGTTTTCGTCTGTAACTACGTCGAGCAAGAGCCCGTAACGTCCAAACAACGCTTGTGCGGCGTTCACGCGCGTTTTCAATCCGTACACCCCGTCGTTGTAACGGTTGCCGCGCCATTCCATGTCCCTTACTTCCTGTGGGGACTCGTCGTCCTCCGCCGCGCCGAACCGAATGCGCGGCTTGTTCTTCTGCATGAGCCCGCAAATGTCGTCGATTGTCGGTTTGTAAATGTTCTCGTAGGTCGCGACGCGTCTCCGAAAAGCGTATCGTGTGTTTTCAAAATCTCCCGCCTTCTTTTCTAGCTCCGTCCGTTCCGCCGGTTGTGGCGGCAGGTACATTAAAGAGTTCGTGCCGCCCTTAATGGTCTCTACCCCGAGATACGCGTCGCCAACAATGTGCCAAAGGGGCGCCAACATTTGATACTGCGAGTTCGTCATTTTTGGTTGTCTTTCCTGTGTGTAAAACTTTTCTTGTTATCCAAAATACAGCGAGCCGCCGTCGACCGCGCCGTTGCCGCTGGAAAGTTCTGTAAGCGACCAGACAAGCGCGTCCAATCGGTCGGGCGACTCGTCGTTCGTCGCGCCCGTGTAGCTTGCCATCTCATTCTCCAGCTCGTCGAATGCGTAGTCGCCAACGTGATGCACGCGCCCTTGCGAATAAAGTACCGAAATCGGCTCTGCGCGGACAATTTTCCCACGCGTCGCGCGCACTTTACGAACCGGTAGATTCGGCGCTAGGTTGTGCAACGTCGACTCAACCATATCGCCGCCTTGATTGACCTCGGCGACAACGAGGTCGGCGTTCCAGCGTTCGTACGCCTGAATAACGCGCGCCGCCCACTGCGTGGGTTGCGCTATTAGCGACGCGTCTTCCAGCACATAGAAATGTTCCTGCCCGTCCCGTTCGTCGAGCTTCATTCCGCAGACAACAATCCCCGTGTGGTCGCTCGCCTCGGTCGACGTTACGGCTGGGTCGACGCCGACGACAATTCGTTCGAGTTCCCCAGGCGGCTCCGGGATTCTGTACGGGTCGACCATGGTTGAAATCTTCCAGAGCGCATTTTCGTTCTCGTCGGAAAACTCACCGTAAAGGAAGCGTTTTTTAGCACGTTCCGAGGCGTTCGCGAGCGTCGACTCAATGTAGCCGTCGGGCAGGTTTTCCAAGTTGTCGCCAGGGTTGATTTGAATCATTCCGTAGTCGGCGTAATTATGTAATTTCGTGCGACTGAGCGGATGGATTCCCTCCACGAACATTCGGTAAGACCAGTGCGTCTTGCCGGGCGGGTTGCAATCAAAGAACATTCGGTTCCGCAGTTGTTTCCCTGTCGTTGGGTCAAACCTTTTCTGCGCGAGGCGCGTCGCCGCAACTTCAATTGACGAAAAAGACATCTCGGAACATTCGTTAAAGTAAATAGTAGCAAACTCGCGACCGAGAATCTTCTCGATGCGCGAGTCGTCGTCAAGTCCTACAAAGGCTATTTCTGCGCCATTGTGCGGCAGGTAGATTTCCGTTAGCGACCGGTTGACCTCGTATTCTAGGTCGGGGAAGCAAAGCTCCAGCATCTTTGGGAACGTGTCATTGAAAACGGAAGAACGAACGGCGTTAAAATACCTGCGAAAAATTGCGTACCGCCCGCCGTACCGTATCGCAAGCACGGCGAGCGCGCGGCAGAGTTCGAAGGTTTTACCTGAGCGCGAGCCGCCATAGGCAAGAATACGCGTCTTATCGCGAATTATTCGCCTGAGAGCAAGTTGTGCCTTTGTTGGCTTGTAGTCCGTCATTGCCTTTCATTCCACTACCAAATTTTAAAGAACACCTGCTTTTCATCTTCCCGCTCGTCCGGCTTACACGCAACATGGACAAAGGAACACAACGCCGCACGATTAGGAACGACCTTTGTCCCAAACGCGCAATAGTCGCAGACGTTCACACCTTCAAACCAACGTGGGTCGGCGTAGAGCGCGGTGTAATACTGTGTGGAATGTCGCCCTTTTACCGCAAACATCTCTGCCACCCTCGGTTCAAAGGTTTGTTTTCGTCCCTCAGGGTCGGCTATATCCCACTCGCGCATTTTTTTTGGCTCCCCTTAAAATTCCGCTTCGTCGGCTGAAATAACAACATTCAGAGCTTTACCACGCGCAAGGTCTTCTGGCTTCGGCGCATACCCTCTACTGCGCCCCTTGTTCATAAGATAAAACATAATGAGCTTGGCATTGCCTTCCGCGATTCCCTTGAAAAGCTGACCTTCAACAAAGTCTAGCGCGTGTTCATTCACCTCGCGCACCGCCTCGTCAAACTCCGGATCGGTTTGTCGCCATTTGTAGAACGTTTGTCGAGAGATACCGATGCGTTCACAGACCTTCGAGACAACGCCACAACTCCTTTTAAGCAGTTCAATCGCCTCGCGCTTCCGCTTGTTCCTACGATACGTTGGAGCTTTACTTTTCGTCGCGTCAACCCCGGCGACCCCCAGCTCGTCCAATTCCCTTTGCGTAAATCTAGCTGTCTTTTTTTGTTTCATACTTCACCACCTGCGTTTCACCTGCAGTTTTTCTTTTCCCCGCAACCTAACTTTTGCACCTCTATTATTGGTGCGAAATTGGCAAAACTTGCTTATTCGGAGCCTTTTTTGACTTTTTTTTGCGAAATTTGCCGAAGTTTCGGTCAGAAAATTCATTCGACGTCAGCTTCCGGCTCCTCGTCTTCGCCAATCCGATAGTAAACAGTCTCGACGCGACTCATTTTTTGATTTTCTCGCGCGACGGACGCCACAGCGTGAAAATGCTTGACTTTAAACCCATTTTCACGGAGCCGCCAGAACGGCTCGCAATCATAACATGAAAGTACAACTTTCCCTTTGCAATTAATGAGCGCGTCCACCAGGCTCCTCGTTTCGTCAGTAGTCCATCCCGTATCGTACGCGTCGGCAGTATTGCATTCGTACGGTGGGTCAACATAAAAGAGGGTTCCTTCGCGGTCATATTTTTCAATGCAGTCTTTCCAATCGAGGTTTTCAATATTGACATACCTAAACCGCTCATGATAACCGCCGAATTTTTCCACCCGATTTCTGTAAGCGTGCGCGACGTGCCCTGCTTCGTCTCCTCCGCCGCCATATGAATTAAGAAAGACGCCGCCGAATCCAACCGCTTGGCAGTAGAAGAGCGCGAAGGCGCTCGCCAGCTCGTCGCTTACATGATTGAGGTTATTCTTTTCTTTTTCCACCGCGAGTTTTTCCATATTGCCGCTCAGAAAAGCGCGCGCTACTTCGCGGATTTCGTACCAGAATTGTCTTGACTGCGGCGTGTTGTCGCAGAGTCGTTTGAGTTCCTCTAACTTTGCGTCTTCCCGAATTACCCGAAAGAAATTACAAAGGAGTCCGTTAATGTCATTATAAACTTCGTTCTCCTCGGCAGGTTTGCCGCAGAACATTCCGCCAGCCCCGCCAAATGGCTCGACGTACGACACGCGTTTAATGTTTTTAATAATGTTGTAGATATTGTTCCGCATTCGCACCTTCGACCCGACCCATGGAAACGGCGTTGTCAAGTCCGTTGTATAGATTTTCTTTGCAGGCGGACTTAGGTCGTCGCGTTCTACGTTCTCTTCATTGTTGTCGTCTTGCGGTTCCTCGGCTACGACGTCGTCGAAATCTTCGTCGTATTCCGCCTCTGGTAGCATTTCAAAGGTAGGAAATTCGACGTCGAACGGGTCGAAGTCGAAATCGAAATCTTCCAGTTCCGCGCCTAGCAGATCGAAATCCCAGTAAGATTGCTCGCTGAGTTTATTATCGAGGATACGGTACGCTTTTACCTGCTTTGCCGTTAGGTCGTCTGCGCGCACGACGGGCACCTTCTCGAGCCCCAATTTCTTAGCCGCTTTATATCGGGTATGCCCGGCTACAATGACGTTTTTCTTATCAATTACGAGGGGTTGTTTAAACCCGAACTGCTTAATTGATTCTGCGACGCCATCGACCGCGCGGTCGTTCTTGCGGGGATTTTTTTCGTACGGTTTAATTTCGGTAATTGGGAGTTCTTCGTATTGCATTCACTCAGTTCCTTTCTTTTTGTTGTAGCGACCTCTCCTTGCTTGATTATCGAAGACCCTATTCTTTTTTATTTCGACCAAACGTGTGCGGATGCGGCTTAGTTCGTATAAGGCGAGGTCTTTTTGTGCTATCTCAAAACGACAATAGCGGCAGGAAAGGAGAGATATTATGGCTCTACTCAAAAGAATCCCCTTTGTTGCCGCGCTCCTTGTTGGCGCGTGGTTTTTTATCGCATCGCCCGCCTTCGGATATTCGTCGAAGTACGTTACGGTGAGCGGAGCGAACGCCGACGCCATTGGCAAGGAGTGCGACGAGATAATCGGGCGGCTTATTAACCGTTACGGCGAGCCGCGCACGTGGCGCACGTTCCCCGTAATTTTTACTACGGGCGGCGGCGGTCGGATAGCCGGTTACACATCGTATCAGGGGGGGGTAGTAAAAGAGGTTGTTGTCTACCAGTCGTTCGAGGTCGCACGGGGCGGCACGCTCGACCACGAGCTGACTCATGCGTTCGCATTCTACTGGCTGGATAGCAACTTCGACCTTTTTTTCAACGAGGGTATTGCGCAAAACAGTGAATACCGCCGTCGCGGAACGCTCCGCCAGATTGTTTTTCAGCGGTATAACAACGGCGACTTCGTTGCCTTGAACCAGCTCTACGGGCGCAACTCCTACGATTCAAATCTACTCATTTACCATGAGGGCTTCAGCGTGGTCGATTTTTTAATTGCGCGCGGTGGGTCGAAGTGGTTTGTCGCGTTCCTCGACGACTTGACAAACGGGTCGCGCGACATTACGACTGCGTTAAAAGACTTTTACGGTTATCAGAGCCTGAAAGAGCTAGAACTAGACTGGATAGAGTTTGTCGAGAATGGGCAAGACCGGCACGCCGCGAAGCCGGTGGAATAAGTTCGGAAAGGAGACAATATGACAAGACAAGAGAAAATCACGGCGATAATCGCAATGTTCTTATTCGCGATTGTCGCGCTTGCGCACGACGCATTTGGTCAGTTTGCGCGTTATACTACGCGCCCGTTGGCAGGCGCGAGCAACTGCGCCACCGGGGACTGCCCCACTGCGGCGCGCCCCGTAGCGCCTGCACCGACTGCCAAGTCGTCGGTGGGAGAGTCTGCGTCGTCGGCGAAGCAGACCAACGAGAGTGAAAACAAAGGGACTAAGATTGTTGAGCCAGCCGTCGCCGAGCCGGGCGTTCCCACTGACAACGCGGAGGCGGCTGGCGTGCATGAAAGTCCTGATGCCGCGACAGAGGAATGGGAGACTCCGAACGTAAACTCTGCGGTGGAGTCTGCAAGCGAGCTTGGCGAAATTACCCTTGTTTATCCAGCGACTGCGCAGTCGAACGACGAGGTTGTCGCGTTCGCGGCGCGCCGTGCGCGGGAGCCGGTTGCCGAGGAAGGGGCGCCGCTCGATACCGAGACCCCCATTGGGTCAATTCGGAACGTCGGCGCGCGTCTCAAAGAGTTGACGTCGGCGATAGAAGCGCAACAGAAGGCGTTAGACGCACTCGCCAGTAGCGACGGGGGCGGCGGCGCAATTCTCGAGGCAATAAAAAAGAAACGCGAGTCAGACGAAGGTTTTCAGCGCGACGCGCGCGAGGGAATTGCTTCCGTCTTAGAGGCGGTTAAAAAGCAGAATGAGACTTTTATTGGCGAACAAGTCAAGAAGGCGGTCGCGCCTGCTCCAGAAACGTATTGGAAGTGGGTGGCAATTGCGCTCGTTGGCTTGACAATCCTTGTCGTCTGGTTTATTTTTGTCGTTAAGATAATCGGCTGGTTCATTGCGCTCGGCAAGAGTTCCATTTCGCGCGTCGTCGAGAGCGCGCTCACAAGTGTGCGCGCCAGTAAAAACGAGGCAAGCTCCTCGGACGAAATAAAACTTTAACCCCACTTTTGGGTAAATGCAACCACTTTAGCAACCGCGTAACGTTTCGTTCGTGTATTTACGTGTGCGAGAATTACGTAATATAATGCATCTCGCACCCTAAAACTCGCGTTCACCCCGTAATTTTATGGGCGTGAACGCTTTTTTTCTTTTACGGCTGACGTAATAAAAAACACTAAAAAACAGCCGATTGGGCTATCTATAGCAACCGTTTTTACAACCACCTTCATCTTCGACCGCCCGTTGAAACTCGGAGTCAAGCACGTGTAGGTAGTGTTCTTTTGCCGTTGCGGCGCTGTGCCCGAGCCAGTTGTTCTCAGCTAACTCGCCGTATCTACGGTAAATGTCTATTGACGCCGACGACCGCAAATTTTGAACCAGGCGCGGATATTGCGGGAGCCCCTTCCTTTTAAGCAGTCCCCTGATAAAGCACCACGCCCAGCGTCGACTCACGGGAATAATTCTATCGTCTAGCGACAGGATTGTCTCCTCTTTTTGCTGTTCAAGGAGAGTTTTGCGCACCGCAGGAAACAGTGGAATAATCCGCTGTGCTCTTCCGTCAATGCGTTCCGTTTTGGGACTGTGAACGACGAGTCGTCCTTTTTCAAAGTCCACGTCTCGCCACGTTACCAACACCGCCTCGCTACACCGCATGCCAGCAACTCGATAGAACGTCAGGAGCGTTCGCTCTTGCGCAGTCCTGCACGCGTCCAGCATCTTACCGAAGAAGTCGGAGTCGATATAGAACTCGCGATTTTTGTTTCTCGTATTGCCGCACGGGATACGGACGAAAGGACTCTTGTCGATTATCTCGCGGTCAACAGCCATATTAAACACCGCTTTTATCGTGCAAATATACAAGGCGCGTGTCGTAGGCGCGTAGCGAGATTGCGTGAGCCGTTCAACTAAATCCAGCGCCTGTTTGCGCTGAAACTCGCCAACTTTGAGACTCCCGTCAATAAATCGGAATATCGCGTTTCCGGCACGCTCATAAACCATGAGGGTTGACGCCTTCCGTGTCTTTTCGGTTTTTTCAAGGAAGAGGTCGAAAAGTTCCCGAACAGTATATGCGCCGCCAGGGTCGTCCTCCTCTACCAGCCCGCAGGCAATGAGCCGAGCGCGCAAGTCGTCGTTGACGTTCTCGAGCCACGCAAGCGTGCGTCGGTCAAGCGAATTGTCGGTTTCAATCGCGTCGACACACTTTTCCACGACTCCTTTAATATCCTCCGCCATCTCCCGAGTGTACTTGCCGTCCAAAAAAAGCGACCTCCGCGCGCCGTTGAGCGAAAACTGAATGAGGTACGCTTTACCATTTTTTCTTTTTCGTTCTTGCAAACTCGCCATCTTTCTCGAACCTCCAAAACTAAAAAAGGCGCGATTGCAAAAGTGGTCGCGCCTATTGTGTCATTTTTCAGTACAAAAGTCAAGCGAAATGTCTATCGCGCCGACGGCGTAGAACTCATTGCATACTCCGCGTCAATATTCGCGCTCAGCCATTCGGCGAGCCTGTCGCGTGAAAAGATATACTTCCGCCCTACCCGCGTGCATGGCACCTTGCGCGCGAGCGCCAATTTATAGAGCGTTGCCGTCGAGACGCGCATATATTCAGCCGCCTCTGAAAGGACGAGAAAATCCGGCTCGGATTCTCTTTCGACCTTATTGCCCAGTTGTCTTGCCACGTTCGGCGCGCCGCTCCCGCGCTTTAATTTTATTTTCATTCTTTATTGTCCTTATACGCCTTGATGGTTAGTGGGAAGAGTTCTCGCGCAATTTCGTAAATTGCCGCGACGTACTTGCGCGTTTCCCTTTGCGCCGCCGGATGGAGTCGTTCGTCGAAGACGTGAAACAGACTCCGAATTGTGTAGTAGCTCGCAACCTCCGTCATGGAGTCAAGCGTCAGCATTCTGCGTGCGTCTTCTCGCTTATCGCCGAGCATGATTCGTTCTTGGAAATGCTTCATTGCATTCAATCGCTCGTTGTCGTACGCGTCAAGCACTTTCATACCGTCGACCAGCTCTATCGGCTCGCACATTCTAAGCGAGCGTTCCATGTCTGGTTTCCGATAAGTCCTCAATTGGCGTTCGACGTAAATCGGGCACCGGATTCCTATGATAATCCCTGCAAACTCAAACGTCCGGAGGTGTTTTTGTTTTACTAACCGATTGATGAACGCGCCGAGCTTTTCCTCGTCGTCTGTGGAGTCGTGAAACCCCTTCCCAGTGCAAATGCGCGCGATTCGATAAAAGGTCTCGTCCGATCCATAAGCATCAAGCGCCTCAACGAACGCGCCGTTGTCCCCGATTTCTATTCTTTTCAGTAGCATTTATATTCTCCCTTTGCTCTCACGCCTAAGCCAGTAGAACGTGACGCAGACGCCTCCGTTCGCCTGCGCCACGTTCCGTTCTCCCTTATTCGTTCTTTTCTATTTTCAAGCTAACGTCCTCAATCATTCGGTATAACGCGTCGCGTTCCTCGTCTGCGATTTGCGTGTCCTTTATAATATCGTCGGCGATTGCCGCGAGGTCGTCGCGCGTCTGCGCGGCGGCGATGCGCGTTCTGTAGTCCGGTTTTTCGCCTTCGTCCTTCTCTACCTGCTCGTTTGTCTGCGGGGGCGTCGTCGTTTGTGCGCGCGCGTTTGACCTGCGCGTGCGCGGCGCGGGCTGTGCTTCCGGCTTTTCGTCTAACAAGGTAGCTTTAAGGTTTTCTGTTGCAGCGGTCGCTTTTCCAGCTGGGGTCGCCGTTATTTTTTTCGATTGGCGTTCTGACTTTTCCTCCTCCGCCTCAAACCAGTCGGCTGGGTCGCTCATCCCGTCGTTCAGGCTTGTGTAAATTTCGCGCATCTTAACGAACTGCGCGGGCGTGATAGCGTCGAGCCGCCTTTGAATGCGCTTTTCTATTTGAGCCTTTGTTACGCCAAATTGCGCAAACGCGTCTGCGAGTTTCTTTATTGAGTCAGGCGAAATGTCGACGTGCGTTACCATTGTTCGCTGGCACTGCTCGACCGCCGCGTCTATTATGTCGCCCGGAATGAGCGCGAGAATACAATTGCGCATTCTGCGCGCCGCCTGATTCGCGAGTAGTTCGTAGAGGTCGCGTTCGTCCGTGATGCGTTTTCGTTCCAGACGGGTGGTGCGGTAATGTGGAACAAAGAAATGTATCATTTTCTTAACATTTGTTTGTTTGTCCCAAGCCCATGCCTCTAATTTGCTCTTATCGAACTCGCGTTCGATTTCATTCCAGCCACAATCGAGGTTGCCCCAATTGCGAGCTAGTTCTTCGGCGAGCCTGATTGACGGACCTGCAATGTTTGTCCCGCCCCGCGCGTATGAGTATACAGCAACGTTCGCGAGTCCAGGTCGTTGGCATGCTGTCAAGATGTTCTCGGTCGCCTGACGTTGATCGCGTGGAAACTGTTTAGCGAGAAAGATTCCCGCTTGCATTTCGGCGAGTTCGCGGGTTGACGTTTGTGTCGTACCGACATTAGCGTTGAGCGTTGAGTTGACTGCGCCGAATGGGTTCGCAACGATATTAGCAGAGACGTTAGCAGAGGTCATAAGTTCGTTCATTTTGTTCTCCCTTTATAATGCGTCCGCGTTTCACAATTTAGGGTCGCAGTCCGCTGAAACGCGGAAAGGGCGGCTTTGACCCACGCTTTTTTAATTAAGCTTTACTTTCAGTCCAGCGGCGACAAATCGTCGCGTGCCCTCGACTTCTTTGGTGTACTTCTCAACCAACTCCGCCGGTGGGTTAAGCTCGCCGCAGATTCCCTTGTAATCCACGCGGGTCGAATCCTTAGCCTTTTTCCACGTTACCTTACCGTAAGTGTCAGAGGTCAAGCCGTCGCGGTCGCCAATTGCGACTTTTAACGCGGCTTCCGACTTTTCAAACTCCCGTTGCGCCGCTTCCAGCTCTTCTTTCCGCGCGATATAGCGTGCCATGAGCTGTTCCTCTTGCGGGGTCGCCGCTTCCAGCGGCTTGACGTTCGCTGGGAACCGGCTGTTTATCCACCGCTTCGTCGTCTCGTCCACCATCCCGATTGCAGGCGGCACGCCGGGGAGGACGTGCTTTTCCCAAAAATCAACTGCGCGTGCGACGAGCGTCTCGAAGAGTTCCGCGTCCGCGATGACTTTGTACTCGCGGTATGTTTTTAACATTCCACCGTCGTCGAAGAACGCGACCGCGACTTCCCACTCCGGCAGATTGGCTAATCCGGCGTACCACTGGCACTGAATAAGGTAGTGCGGTGGAATTGCGTCTGTCCCCTCGAGCCCCCAATTGCGAGTGTTCGATAGGTTACTCGTCTTAATTTCCAGTCCTGCGACCAGGTTTCCGTTTTCTGCGTCATAAAGTAGTCTGTCGGGGTGCCCGATAAGGTACGGATATTTTTCATGCTCGTACAGCTCCGGCTCGTCGGTGCCTTTCCGATTATGGGCGACCCGATATTCTGGGCGCACGCCTTGAAAAATGTCCGCGACGATTGGTTCGAATCGCCGCCCACGTGCCATTACTTCGTTATCAGGGGTCGGCTCGACCTCTCGCCGGAGTTTCAGGTACGCGCTATGCGGCGTTTCCCACGGGTTCTGTCCAACGATTGCCGAGACTGTTGTCCCGCCGATTCTGCCGAACTCTTCACTTTTTGTTGTTCGTTCTTTTTGCATTTCTACCACTCTTGAGTTTGAAGGGTTTTAAATTGTATTTGTTAATGAACGCCTGGCTGTTCGGGTCTTGCCCCTCCACGAGCGCGTCAGCCACCACGATAATCGCGCCGCCTTCTACCGGGCGTTCCGCCGACGCGGAGACCTTGCGCACGATTCTGTCGTCTTTCCAGAATCCGATTTTTGTGAGCGCGTCAAGCGTCGGTTTTATTCTGTTGTCGACGTCGTAGCCGTGCGCCGACGGCGGATAAAGGTAGAGCGCAACCTGTGCCGCTTTGCTTTTAAAGTGCGGCGCGCCTTGCGCCAGCCACGCATAGTACGCTTGTTCTAAAAAGACCTGGTACTTTTTCGCAAGGTAGACCTGTCCCGCGCTATGATTTCGCCATATTTGATTTGCCGACGGCGCCCACGGCAGTTTTAACGTTACCGGTAGCGGCATTTTTGCTCCTCCGCATCTTCGGCTTCCTCACTCGCATTTTCCCCTGCGTCCTCCAGGTCAAAGTCGAAGGCTCCCCAGAACTCGCGCTTCAGATAGTCGAACGCCGTGTAAATGAGGCTGGGCGGCATATCGCAAATTCTGATATTTTTACGATTCGCGAGGTAATAGAACGCGTACGCACTCTCGAGACATTCGACCAGCTTGCTCGCCTGCAAGACGCGGCTGTTGCCAGCCACTTGCCGGAGCCGCACTGCCGCCAGTTTTGCAATTTCCTGCGCGTCGACATAACTGAGGTAATTCGCCGATTCTTTTTGTTGTTTTTTCATTGCTTCACCGTTTTTTACCTTTCAAGTCGATAATTCACCGCCGCCACGCCACGCGCCACGTCGATTCTTCCTGCTGACATTTCCATGATTCTCCCAAAGATTGCCTCGCCATGGCGCGGCATCGCCCGTGAAATGTCGTCCGGGACGAGTTCGGTTGTAATAATTAGCGGCGCCTGTTGCGCATATCGCCGCTTAATGAGCGTGAGCGCGACCTGCTCTTCAAAGGACTCCGACTTTGGCACGACGTCGAAAAAATCGTCGAAGACCAGGAGTTCAGGCTCGAGAATGTCGTCGATTTTGTTGGTGAACTGCTCGTAGTCGTATCGGAGCGCGGAAAGCTCGCGCACCAACTCCGCCCAGTAGTAGATTCGGGCACGCACCGGGTTCCGACGCCGCAATAGTGCAGAAACTATCATGTACGCCTGCGTCGTCTTGCCGGAGCCCGACCGCCCCATGAATGTTAGCCAGTTTGCACCCGACTCTTTAATTTCACGATAATGCATGATGTAATCGCGACTGACTTTTAATAACGGGCGCTCTTTAAAATTGCGCGGTAGTCCGCAATGTTTCAGCATTGCCGCCGCGCGCATAGCCTTGCGACAGCGGCACTCGAACACGCGGCTCCCGCGTTGCACCACCCCGCTTCCTCCGCATTCTGGGCAGTCGGGATTTGCGTCAAGTTCACTCTCGACGTTCAAATTGCGCCCAGTCAACGTTACTCCACGCGGCTTGAGTTGCGCTAAGTTCTGCGTTATATCCGCCATTTTGAGCATTTGCTTCCTTTCCTTTCTCCCCTTTTGAGAGGAGCAGTTGGATGTTGTCCGGTTTAACAGCCGAAATTAAAAGCCAGGGGAAAGTATCTTTTTTAGCAACCTGGAACGCCTCTTTAAAGTCGCCCAGGGTATACCCCGCGTCAACGGACTCTTGCGCGCGTTTAAAAGAAATCGCGTCGAGCGTGAGCCCGCGATACGCTTGTTTCGTGCCTTTAAATTCCTCGTTCCATAGCGCGATTATTTCAGTTGACAGATTGCTAAGATTTGAATATGCTGGCGTCGGCTCGTCAACCGCGCCCATTGCGTCGTCGACCTGCCCGTCGTCAGCTACCTCTGCTGACTCTTCAACAGCCTGGGGCGGAGTCTGCTCCTCCGCCTCAGGCGCGCCCTTTTTGCGCGCGCGGCGTACTTCGCCACTCGCTCGCCCACCGCGCCGCCCCGCAACCGAGCATCGGTGCGTGCGCTTTTCGTATTCCTGAAATCGCTTCTTTGCTCTATTCGACCAGAACCGACCGTTATGGATTTCAAAGAGCCCGAAATCCTCAATAACAGCCCTTATCATCTCGCTGTCGCAATGAAACCGCCACGACAAATTGGGTAGATTGTATTCTAATTCGCACCTGTCCGCCTCAAACAGCGCTTCGAGAACGCCCCAGAATAACCCGTACCCCTCCCAGCCAAGCGCCTGAATCAGCTTTGAACACTTCGGGTCGCGCGCGGCGCGCACGTCGTGCTTAAAGAATGAGAGCGGCATCGTCGTTTCCTATTTCGCTGAGTATTAAATCTTTCATGCCGCGCCGAAATCTGGCGAGTATTTTTGCTACCATTGTCTCGGTCACCCCGACGATTTCCGCCACTTCCTTATACGTCAGCCCAAGCTGGTAGACCATGCAGTAGAGCTTGCGCGTTTTTTCGCCACTCTCGCGCAATTTTCGTTCGACCAGCTCGTTGAGTGCGCTCTCGGCAATCACGCGGCGCGCGCCCTCATGCTCGAACGGCAATGCGTGGTCGTCGTTGTCGCGGCTCCACTGCTCCGCCCGCCGCTCCTCCAGATAGCTCAGAACAGCGCGCGCCCTGTGATTATTGCAGTGGGAGTTTTCAAACGGCTCGTCAAGCGACAGGAAATTCAGGTTTTTGTTGTGTCGTTTGAGCCAGCGGCTTCCTGTGCGCGCGCGATGTTCGTCGATTAGCCCGAAGAAGACTTTCCAGTAGAACTCGCTCAACGTTCGTGGCTCGCGCCGCCCGCGCGGCTTGAGCGCGACGACAACTGCGTCTTGATAAAGGTCTTCGAGCGAACCGCAGTATCCGCCCAGTTTGTAGACCTGGCGCGCCGCTGACCGGCACACGCATAATTGCTCATCTGAGAGCGTTCTTGACTTCTTTGCCCTATTAGTGTTTTTGACCTTTTTCATTTTCTCTTATCCTTTATTGCTCCCAGGTTTTTTTGGGGCGCGCGCCGTCGTACCTCGGCGCGCGCGTCACATCAGCGCGAACCCAACACACGCTGACCCCAAGATTGTGTTTTTATTATCTGAAACGCACTGCGCACCAGACGCGCCCGCATCGGTCGCGCACAACTGCAACACCCGCGTAACGGTAGCCGCCGTTCAAAAGGAGCGCGCGATGCGCCGGGCTGTTTAACCATTGGGCGAGCGCCGCCTCAATCCCCGAGCCATTCATTGCGAGGATTTCTGCCGCGCCCGCGCCGTGCGCCAGCCCGCCGATTTGAGCGCAATAGCTCGCTTGATAATATGAGCCTGTCTCAAGAGTCGCGTCGTTGGCAAGCGCGGCGAGTCCGTAGCGCGCGCGGGTCGCATTGACGCGCTGGAGGAGCGTGCAAATCCGGCGTCCTTTGCCGATTTCCTTAACCGGCTCTTTTACGATTTCTCCCTGCTCGTTAAGTACTGGCTTGTACTCGCGCCAAGCGCAGGCGTCTCTGGCGCACGACCGTTGTTGCGCCTGGCAGTTCCCCGACGCACAGTCAGGAGCCGCGCTTGTCGGCGCACACGCGCCTTCCTGTGCGGAGCATCCGTCGCCAGGCAACCCGTAGGTTGTTCTTTGATATGCGCTCCCGTTGCACGCACTGTAGCGGCAGTTAGTCGCGCATCGTCCACCGCTCCAGCCGCGCCAGCCGTAGCCAAAACGAAAGAACTGAGCGTTGGCAGATTGCGCCGCTGATGCGATTGCGGCGAGAGCAACCGTCGCTGTAAAAAGCGTTTTTTTCATATGTACTCCTTTTCAAAAGTGTCGTCCGTCGGCTCATTCGCCATAAAAGTAGCGTTGGAGAGCCTCGCGTTCAAAGAGCCGGTCGAATCGCCCGGCGCGTTTTGCGAAATCATCAAGAATTGAGCGCGCGGCGGCGAGCCCGGCGTGATAGCCGTTCTTATAAGCGGCGCCCACTTCGTCCGCGTTGTGCCGATACGCCTCGGCGATTAGCTCGCGTTTTATCGCCTTAATGGCGCGTCGCAGTCCGTTATTGTACTTGCCCATTTTTGTCTGGTGCCCTTTCCACTTCGTTAATGCTCGTTAATTATAATTTCGGTTAAAACAAAATGTTTCAGTTCAAGAAATTTTTTCTCGACGCAATCGCTCTTTTTTTATTTTTTAATCACGTTAGCCCTGTTTTACCGTGATCTATTTGTATCTTCTCGAAATCTCTTTCTAAAACTTTTTTTAATTTTTATTTGGCGTCTTTCTTGCCGCGCGTGCGCGCGTGTACGCACACGCGGTTTTATTGTCTGCGGGAGGGTGGAGCCCCGTCGCCGAGGCTCCTGTGCGCCCCCGCGCGCTGGCGGATTAGCGGATGATTGTTTCGACGCACCGCGCGTCTTCGTAGCGGTCGGTGGTGATTACCCGCTCGACGCGCGTGTCATTGCAACTGCTTGGTCGACCGCCCCGCTCGAGGATTCGTGGGATTCTCAAGTTTACTGCCATTATTATGACGCCTGCCATCTCGTCCTCTGTTGTCGCGTCAGTCCCCCACTTCCGCGCAACAGTCCGCGCCCGCGCTAGCGTGAGGAAGCAGATTCTTTCGAATTGGTCGTCGTCCCAGTCCGGTTCTTGGCTGGCAGCGCGCACCGCGCGGCTGATGAGGTCTTTGATTTTCTGGTCGACGTATTCTCTTTTTCTCGGCTCGCGCGTCCCGCTGAGCAGGTTGCGCCGCCAGACAATGAAGGCGAGGCGGTTAGTTTTTGTGTTCGCGATGAGCGGCTTTATCATTTTCATTTTCGTTCTCCGTGTTTCGTTTGTGGGGCGCCCGGGAATTGTGGGCGTGGTTCTTTGCAGGCGGCTTTAAACTCGCGCTTAACGTCGGCGAGCGCTTCGCGGAACCTGTCAACCATCGTTTGTAAATCTTCGGCTACACGTTCGGCTCTTCTAAAATCGAGCTCACCGTCAATTGCTCGGATTTGCGCCATCATTAGCACCGTCGTGATTTCGTTGAGAGTAGCTAATTCTGAGCCGATCCTACTGAGCGCCTCAAAGAGTCGGAAGCTCCCCGCTTTGACTAGCGCTTCGACGAGGTTGAGTTCGTCAATCGTTATTACTCGTCTTTCCATTACGCTTTTTTCCATATCTTTCTCCGTGTTTTAAGGGTTGCGCCCGGTTGCCCGGGCGCGGGCAGTTGGCGCGGGTCTTGCGCCCCGGTTGCCCGGGGCGCGCCGCGCGCGGCTTAGTCTTCCTTGTCTGCCTGTTCTAGTTCCCTTTCAATGTCGTCAATCCCTTTTAGAAGGCTCTCGAGTCCTTTTTTCGCGCTGTCGGCGCGGACTTTCAAATCTCGCAAATCCCTGATCCTGCATTTTCCATCCCACCCGCCTGCCATCAAGAACATTGCGTCGGTGTTCATATTTTTGATTTCCTGGTTGACTCCGCTAATCCGCGCGATCAGCAAGTGGCGGTTCCCATGGAGGATTTGTTGTTCTGTCATTTTTTTAACCTTTCTGTTTGTAACCCGTTGTTGTTCAAGCGCATACGCTTGCGCTTGCGTTACTAACATTATCGTCGAAAGTGAAAAAACAGCAAGCAAAAAAGGCAGAAAAAGGGTCGAAATCTCGAATCTTTCTGAAGTATTTTCCCCCGGGGGTTTCCCCCGGCGCGCGGCACACGCAAGTCAAGTCGTCGCAACGCGTAGCGTCCAACCGGCGGAGTAAACTTTGCCAACACGCCGTCGTCCCCGCCGCGTCGCGCGTTATGACCCGCCCCAGGCGTATAGCTACTTGCACCTTGAAGCGCGCAGGCACACGCGCGCCGTTGCGCGCAAACGCGCGCCAGCCCGGGCT